GAACTCCAGGAACGTTTCCTGCTCTAGAAGAAACGCATGAGCAGCACGACCCACGCGATAGTGCGCAGCGTCAGGGCGGACCTTGTCGAGCTCGTACCGATACTGCCTCGGCGACACCCGCATCGCTTTGAGGAAGCTCCAGCGGACCGCGTTGATGCGCTCGTATTCGGCGTATATCATCTCGGCACCGTTCCGCGACCGTCGCACCTTCGGCAGGGATCTGAGGCTGTCGATGGATCGATCCGATCGCCGTGGCATCGCGGGCAGTTGCTGTGTCGATCACTCGCCATTGGATTTCTCCGCACCATCCCCGAACCGCGCCATCACGTACGCGCGGCCCTCATCGCTCAGATCAGGTAGCAATACGCTCGCCTTGAGCTGTGCCTTGAGGCGGGATTTCTCCGCCTGCCGATCTGCAGCGGCATATATGCGTTCGATCCTCCCAATTGTTTTTGCGTCGCTCATTGCCTGTCTCCTGTTGCTATAGCTCCCCTGTTCCTCTCCATCAACTCGACGGTTAATCGAGAAATTCGCAGCTCCTCGATAAGGCAGCGGACGGCTTCGCGGAGCTGAATGTTCTCCGACTTGAGATCACTTCGTTCGCGCGCTAGTCGCTCGACGATGGCGAGCAAATCGTCGGCGGCTTTCACCATATCCTGGCTCATCGTCCACACTCCCTACGCAGCGCCGACCTTACGTCCAGCCGCTGCCAGCCACGGTTGATACGGCGAAATCCGATCCGTCTCAGCTCCCGGTCCAGCTGCCGCTCGATCTCCTTGCGCAGGAGGTACCGCTCGAGTCGCGGCAGACCTAGGGCGACTGTGGCGCCGAGGATGACTAGGGCAAGCATTAGGCAGCCTCTGCTGTGCTCACGGATAGCATCCGATCGACCAGATCAACCGCGGAACCCTGTAGCCGATCGACGACCCCGCGCAGCGCGGCCCTGGCTGCGTCCCCGGCCGCGACCCCGGCCGCGTCCCCGGCCGCGACCCCGGCCGCGTCCCAGGCTGCGTCCCAGGCTGCGTCCCAGGCTGCGTCCCTGGCTGCGTCCCAGGCTGCGTCCCAGGCTGCGACCCAGGCTGCGACCCAGGCTGCGTCCCCGGCTGCGTCCCAGGCTGCGTCCCAGGCTGCGTTACTGGCAGAGCGCGCCTCGTTGAGCGCCGGCTGCGCCGCGATCGCCGCCTCGCGCGACAAGACGGGAGGCAGGCCGCTCAGCGTGCGCGCGTGATAACGGAGCGACGGGGACAACTCTAGGAACGCCGGCGTGAGTACGCGGACCAGCCAGTCGGTGGCCAGCCAGGCGCGCGCCTGCTCGACAGCTGACGTCGAACGCGAGCCAACGAGTCGTGGGGCCAGTGGCAGGAGCAGACGAGTGCGCGTTGCGTCGTCCGGCAGTCCGTCGTTCCACCTGCGCACGAACCTGGCAATGATCGGGCAGGCGCACTTCGGGTGGTCGGAATGGCGTTCTCGGGCGAGCCACGAGACCACTTCCATCGCGCAGTGTCCGTCGGAGAAATTCGAGTGGCTGCCTCTGTGCAGCGTGAGGCCGACGAGCTGAGCCAGGCGGTCATCGTCGATCCTGATATCGTTCACGGTCATCGGGTCCTCCTCGTAGCAATCAGAGACACCACCGGCTCCTGCGGCTGCTCCTGCGCCGTCTCGGTCTCCGCCTGTTCAGCGCACGTGCAAGTCACCTCGATCACGACTGGCCGCGGCGGTGTGACCGTGGCCGTGGTGGAGCAGCCGGTGCCGGCTGCCAGGAGCGCAAATAGGACGATGAGCCACACCAGGATGTCGAGTACTGAGGCGGTGTAGTCGGGGTGGCTCATCGTCTCGCCTCTCGGTACTCGGCGATCCACGCGCTTGCTTCCGACTCGATGCGGTGGACCATGGCGGGCGAGACCGGCGATCTCGGTAGCTCGTCCGGTGCGTACGGCTGAGTGTCCTCCTCCCAGCGCTCGCCCAAGTCCGTCCCAGGATTTGTCCCCTCGGCGAACAGTGGCTCGACAAGGTGCCTCATGATGCCCTCCTGTCATAGAGACCTTCGAGATATGAGGCGGTCTCTTCGTCCTCGGGATCCTTGTCGGCGTAAAACTGGTCACCGTCGCGCACCACGCGATAGGACTCGCCGTATTCGTCCTCTAGGGAGCGCTCGAGAGCGGCCCAGTCACGGGGCCATGGACGGCGTACGATCACGACATCTCCTCGGTCGCCGAGTGGGAATGGTCTCGATTCGTAGAGCATCGAGCTGCTCTTTCGTCACCTAGTTCAGCAGCCTTCACTGCATCGTAGAGCTCGTGCAGGTCGTAGCCGTAGCTCTCGGCTCGGTAGACCTCGCGGCCGGCACTGAGCCAGCAGCCGGACCAGGCGAACTCCTCGGCGCGGACCAGGCAAGCCGACGCCTCGTCGGCGAGAATGCCGCCGGCTCCAGTGAGGTCCCGCTGCGCCAGGCCGAACAGGCAGACTAGGGAGGAGGTCACGATTGCACCTCTCGTAGCTTGCGCGCCCGCTTCCTCGCCGAGCGCGTCTTACCGATCCGGGCGAGCGCTCGCTCACGTAGGTGCTGCCATAGGACGGCGCGGAAGCGTCCTCGGCGGGCACTGCGGAGCTGGTCCCGACGCCCGGTCACAGCCTACCCCCGCGCCACTCGTTACCGGCGGCGGAGACAGCGATGGACAGCGCCCGGCGCATGTACCTGTATGGGTACAGATGGGGCGGACAGTCCGGGCGGACGCCGTACTTAGCCCGCGCGGCGGCTAGCTGGGGGAGGGTGTCTTGGTTCTTGGTTCCCACACTTTCTTTTTACGAAAGTATGGGTACCCCCGTCAACTTGTTTTTCTGCTTTTGAGAAACTTTTCTCGGCAGTCGTCCAAAACCCAAATCTCTCCCTGCCTTAGCCATGCCTCCAGGAGCTTTGGCTCCGAGGCTAGCCGCAGGACGATGTTATGGACCCGCTCCCGGAGGGAGCTGGCGGCGAGGACGGCGCACTCCCCTGTCACGTCCCCCGTGCCGCGAGACCCGCTAACCAGCAACAAAGGCTTACCTCTCAAGAAATACCCCCCCTAGCCCGGAAAGCACTGGGCAGGGGGACCCTAGCCTGCCTGGAGACGTAAGGTCAGTAAGGGCTCATACAGGCGTTTCACTTTTGTCACTTTTTAATCAAGTCTTCGCCGAGCTCGATCCAACGCCACAGCACATTCTGGTCGGTCGCGTTGAGCAAGTCCGAGAGAACCATGTCTGCGCGGCGGAAGGGGTTTTCGATCCCCTGCTCCTCGAGCCACCGGGTAATCATCGGGATCTTGCTACTGGTGCCGGTCTCGCCGTCCAGCACCTTATTGATCACCCCCTGCCCAAATCCGAGCTCCTTCGCGCACTGAGCCTTCGCGCCTCTTGGCAGGGAATCGAACGCTGAACTTGCCCAGACGCGCCACTGCTCACGCGCGATCCCTACACGGTCACCTCTTGGTCGTGGATTTTTGTCCATATAGACCACCGGATACATTAGCTTTCCTTTCTTAGGCTGAAAAATTGATTGACCGCCAACTTTCTTTTCCATACAAAGAGTGGGGTGAGAAGGAAACGGCTAGCACCCACACCGAAGGAATACGGGTCGCTGCTCAAGGCCTGGCGTAAGCACCTGGGGCTCCAAGGGCAGGAGATGGCCAGGTACTTCGGCGTCGCGCCCACCACGCTCTCCAGATACGAGCACGGCGGAATCCGCCCCTCGCTAGAGCAGTGGGTCGCGCTGGCCAGGCTGGCTGGCGTCGATCTGGCGACCCTATTTGCCGGTCCGCCTAAGCCGAAGCGAGTGAGCACGCACGTACGGTAACGAGATCACTCGTCTGGGCGCAAGCGGTTTTTTCGTTTTAAGAAAGTGCAAATGGACAACAACGCGAAAGTTCGAGGGTTTCGGCAGTCCCTGTTCGACGGCGCCACCTACGACCCCGCCCTAGACGGACCCCGCCTCGGCGGCCAGCTAGCCGCCGTCCGCCGCGCGCTCGCCAGCGGTGGCTGGTGGACGCTCCGAGAGCTCTCCACGTTCTGCGGCGGCAGCGAGGCGGGCGTGTCGGCGCGGCTGCGCGACCTGCGCAAGGCGAAGTTTGGCGGGCATGAGGTCGATCGCGAGCGCGTCCCCGGTGGGAGCGGGCTGTGGCGGTACCGGCTGCTGCCGAAGATGGAGGTGTCGCGGTGAACGAATTCATCTTGGTCTGGTTCTCGATCATGGTCTCACCGCTCGTAGTTCCTGCGGTAGTCACTCTCACCGTCGTCCGCTACGCTCGCCGGCGACAAGAGCGGCTAGCGGCGCGGCGCTGCATCGGGATGCTCGGGACCGGGTGGCGGCCGTGAGCGACCTGTACGTGCGCGTGACCGGCTTCGCCGGCTACCTGCGCGATGCGGACTGGTCGGTGCTCACCGACGACGAACTGCGCCAAGTCACGAAGGAGATCAACCGGGCGCAGAACCTCTGCGTTGACGAAATGGTCAGGCGCGTCGAGCTCGAGCGGAGTCGGCTGTGACCGACAAGCGCATCGACTCCATCGCCCGGGGCTGCGCTGAGAAGAGCCGCTACGGCACCGAGAGCGCCGCGCAGCACTACGCGCGACTGCACAGCGCCAGGTACGGAGTCGATATGTACGCGTACGCGTGCTCGTACGGGTGCGGCGGGTTTCATTTGGCGAAGGGGAAGCGGTGAGGCGCTGCGCCAGCAAGCACCAACGCCTTCTCTTGTGGGCCGCACAGGACGGCCTGTGCGCGATCTGCGGCCGGGATCTACCGGACCGCTTCGAGGTGGATCACCTCATCCCGTACTCCCAGCAAGGAGCGACAGAGACATGGAACCTTCAAGCAATGTGCATTCAGTGCCACGACGAAAAACACTCCGCGAAGGGCAGGAGCGCGTCGTAAGGGCGGCTGTGGATCGCAATGGCGGTCTGCTAACTGCCCAGCTTCCAACCGGCTACGGAAAGACGCTGGCGGCGGCGGCGACATATACAGCCCTTCGAGAATCCGGGGCAGTCAACCGACTGCTTTACATCGTCCCTACCCGTGCTCAGCTCAATCAGTTCACCGCTGATGGGGCCGGCGACTTCGCCGATGCAGGTCTCGCAGGGGTGTCTCCATTCAACATTGGATACTCCGAGGCCCTGGCGCTCAAGAAGCACCGCCAGAATCGAGCGGAGGTCTTCGCCTGCACCATCCAGGCGGTCTCAAACGGAGGCGTCGGAACTGCTGTTCGCGAGATGATGACTACCGGACGGTGGATGGTCGTGGTGGACGAGTATCACCACTACGGCATTGAGAGGGCGTGGGGGCGTGCCGTCCTCGAACTGAACAGCACGTTCACGTTGGCGATGTCTGCTACGCCATGGCGCGAAGGCGATGACAGCGCTTTCGGGCAGCCGGAGATACGGGTCAAGTACCGTCCGGCGGCAGAGAAGGAAGACGCCGTCAAGCAGCTCGAGCTACACGCCTACGAATATCGAGTTGATGCGGTCGCAGTGAACGGCGAGGTCATCTCGTTCACGACCGGCGAGATTACCAGCGAGGCAGGCGGCGATGGAGACGCGGTGGACAAGTACATCGCCGAGCGGAAGATGCGTTGGTCGCCGAAGTACATCTCGCCGCTAGTCTCCAAGCCCCTCGAGCGCCTACTCAACCGTAGAGTCCGGGGGGTGCCAGCGCAGGCGATCATTGGTGCCATGGGGTGTTTGCACGCCAAGATGGTGTGCGAGCAGGTGCAGTCAATGTTCGGGTGGAAGCCTGACGGACTGAGAATCGACTGGGTCGGAACCGGCCCCCATGGTCGGACGGATCAGGAGAACGCAGCCATCCTCAAGGCGTTCTGTCCGCCCAAGCGTGCCGATGGGCGCCGTCACCCGGACGACATCAAGCTTGATGTTCTGGTCCATGTCGGCATCGCCGGAGAAGGGCTCGATTCGGTATTCGTTTCCGAGGTCATTCACCTAAACCCGGCCTCGATCAGCAACCAGAACGACCAAGAGAACGGTCGCGCTGCTCGCCGCATCCCCGGTGCGCCGGAGGAAATGCAGGTCGCCTGCATCAACGTGGACAGCGCCTCCCCATACGCAGAGTGGTCAGGACGTCGCGTGATGGATGTCTTCGACCGGGACAGAGACAACCCGGAGCCCCCCGAAGAGGAGGAGAACGAGACTACAGCCCGAGAGGAGGCGGAGCTACCCGATGAGCCGTCTGTCTACATCGTCGAGTGTGAACTGCAACGAATCGACAAGGGGGATCCAGAAGTGAAAGGTTGCGCAGAGGCGATCGCGAAGGCGGCGAGCATGAGCCTGTCGGTGATGGATGACCCCAACCACCCAATCTGGGATCGGGCCCTCGAGTTGCGGAGGCTTGAGCTTCGCGAGCGTTCGGCCGGGATGGATGAGATGTCGCGCTTGGCGCAACTGCGTCAGCAACTCTCTTCTGCCGTCGGGAAGGTCTCCTCGCTCGCAGCTCGCACGTCGTCAACTGGGCGGTTCGAGAAGTCGCTTATCGCAGACATGATCCGACGCATCAACACCCAGATCAAACGTCGATTCGGTGGTGGCGTTGACCAGGCGGACGAGCAGGGGCTGCGCGAGAGGTACGGCTGGGTCAAAGGGCTCGAGAAACTGATCCGAACGGAGGGAGTTCCGGCGTGGCTGCGGTGAGGATCGACACGGGACCGATCGAATCGGGTCATCGCATCGGCGAGGTACCACGCGAAAAGTGGGCGCTCCTCGCCGATGCGCGACGGTCGTTCGTTCGGACCCAGATTCCTTACGACTGCCGAGAGCTCCTGCGGTTCATCGACGAAGCCACGCCCGAGTGGCTTGAACACTTCGGCTACGAGACAGTTGACGCCTACCTCAGCCGAGGGCTCGAGCTCGATCCCGACATGGTCCGCTGGGCGGTCGAAGGGCTGAAGAAGCTCAAGCCCGAGGAGGCAGTCGGGTTCCATGCCGCGGCGGCGCTGGGGAAGCACGGCGAACATGGACGAGGTAGGCCGAAGGATAGAGATGGTAATACCAGCTCTAAACACCAGAACGACTCCGACTACGTCACCGCCCGTCTCGCCCGCGACAACCCCGAGCTAGCTGAGCAGGTCCTCGCGGGTGAGCTCTCAGCGCACGCTGCAGCCATCACGGCGGGGTTCCGGCGCCGGACGGTGCAGGTTGACGCCAGCGAGCCTGAGCGGGCTGTGAGGCAGCTCCTGCGCCTCGGCAGGGACTACGCGCGCCAGCTCGGGGCGCTGCTCCTAGATGCGACGGAGGAGTCAAACCAGTGATGCCCGCCCCCGTAGCTCAATCGGTAGAGCAGCGCACCTGTAATGCGCATGTTGGCGGTTCGAGTCCGTCCGGGGGCTCTGACAATCTCGAGATGGCGTCGCGGTCGCGCCATGCCGGGACGCCGGCGAAGGGCGGTTCGCTGTCCAGACCGTGTTATTCAATCTGCGGGGGAGGTGGATAAGTGACTGCCAGTCTGGCTAAGACGCACGCGGGCGCCGCCCTTCGATCGAAGGCGAGCCACGAGTGGTTCACCCCGGTCCCGATCGTCGAAGCCGCGCGCACGGTACTCCGCGGCCACATCGAGATGGATCCGTCTAGCTGCGACCTGGCCCAGGAGCGCATCCAGGCCGCGCGCTACTTCACGGCCGAGCACAACGGGCTCGACGCGCACTGGTATGGGACGGTATTTCTCAACCCGCCCGGAGGTCTCGTTCGCGAATTCTGGTGCAAGCTCGCCGAGCACTGGCGCGCCGGTGACGTGACCGCCGCGATCTGGATCGGGTACTCGCTCGAGCAGCTCCAGACGCTCCAGCGTTTCGAGGAGACGCCGCTCGACTTCCCGATCTGCTTTCCGCGGCGACGGATCGCGTTCGACTCAATCGATGGTGGCCGGAAGTCTCCCACGCACGGGAACTACATTTCCTGCCTTCCGGGGAGACGAGTCGGAACCGTGCAAATGTTCGAGGAGGAGTTCAGTCAGTTCGGCAGGGTGAGGCTATGATCGGCGACCCCCGACTTCCACCTCGCTTCTGGGCGAAGGTCCAGCCAGATCCCGAAGCCGAATGCTGGCTCTGGACAGCCGGACTCTACCCGTCTGGCTACGGACAATTTCGTGTTGGTTCCGTTACCGACGGGACCAGGAGACGTGTCTCTGCCCATCGGTTCGCCTACGAGGCCCTGGTCGAAACAGTCAAAGAAGGACTGGATATGGACCATCTGTGCCGAGTGAGATCGTGCTGCAACCCGAAACACCTAGAGCCTGTTACTCGGCGAGAGAACCTTCTCCGAGGGGAAACCATCCCCTCTCGAAACGCGGGCAAGACGCATTGCTCTCATGGCCATCCGTTCGACGCGAAGAACACGCGCATTAACAAGGACGGCAGTCGGACATGCCGGCGCTGCGTCGTACGTTACGTGACCGAGAGGAGACGCCGACTAAGGGCTGAGCGAGAATCCTGCAAGCCTGCGCGGCCGCCGGTCGAGTCGATCGTGTTCAGGACGGGGGTAGGGCAGTAACCATGGGCTTATCTTGGTGCAAGGTCGCCGCTGATCTAGATACCCACCCGAAGGTGATCGCGGCAGGACGCGCAGGACGCGAGATCTTCCTCTTCGCGCTGCGATGCAACGCGATGCAACGCGCGCAACGCGACGATGGTTGCATGTCGCGCGCGTTTTTCGCTCCGGCATACCTAGCTCGAATTCTCGACATGCCAGAGAGCGAGGCCGAAGAGGGATTGAGGCGCGCGATCGAGGCAGGGCTCCTCACCGAGAGCAACGACATGATCTCCATATGCGGGTGGGATTCCTATTGGAAACCACCGCTTACGTCAACTGAAAGGTCACGTAAGAGGCGAGGAAACCGCAACGTAATGCAACGCGATGCAACGGATGCAACGCCAGGCAACGCATGCAACGCAAGAGAGGAGAGGAGAGGAGAAGAGAAGAGAGGATCTGTGTCGCCTTCCGGCGACGGCGCGACACAGCGGACGACCGAGAAGCGAAAGACGGCCATACCCGATGGCTGGAAGCCAAACGAGAAGCACATACAGCTAGCTTCCGGGCTCGGGGTGAGCCTGGCGGCTGAGGCTGAGAAGTTCCGAGAGGGTGCTCTCGCTAACGGCAGGCGATACGTGGACTGGAACTTGGCATTCAACACGTGGCTTCGTCGGGTGCCAGACTTTGCTCGCGGCGGGGCGCCTCCGAAGCAGACTGGACTGTCTCTCGAGGAAGAAGACCCGGTTCTTTGGGAGAACGGCAGGAGAGTGACGTGAGAGATTCCGTTGTCAGCGAGTCAGAGAGAGCGGCAGAGCGTACCCTGGTGGGCCTGGCTCTGGTCAAACCGACCTACGCTGTGGACCTCGATATCGAGCCGTGGCACTTCGGGGATCCGCGCTGGGCGAAGACCTGGGGCGCCGTTCGCGAGATGCATCTTGCCGGAGAGCCGGTGGACGAGGTCACGGTGGCGCGCAAGCTCGAAGCCGGCGGTAGTTCTGCGGTGCTATCGGAGCTCATCGCGGCGACTCTCGAGATGGCGGTATCACCAGAGCGGTACGCCGAGATTGTGCGCGAGTCTTGGGTTACTCGGCAGGTGACGCTAGCGGCAAGTTCTGTGTTGACCGCGCAGCGAGATGGTGTCTCCGGTGATGATCTGCTCTCTCTCGCATTGAGCAAGCTGTCTGGAATCGAGGTAGGGCAGACCGGTAAGGCGAAGTCGATATCGCAGTTGGTCCGAGAGCGTTTCGTTGAGCTTGCACAGTTGGCTGAGCGCAAGGCTAAGGGGGAGTCGGCGGTAACCGGGATCCCAACCGGCATTGACGCGCTCGACGCGATGCTCGGAGGCCTGCAGCGTGGCATCTGCACCGTGGTGGCGGCGCGTCCCGGCATGGGTAAGAGCGCCTTTGGGATGGCTGTCGGCTCACACGCAGCCGCTCAGGACATAGGGGTGCACGTGTTCAACATGGAGGACGGTGAGAGCGCCTACGCCGATCGGGCGCTATCCCGTACGTCGCTAGTGCCGGCGCAGAACCTTCGCACGTGCGATCTCGTGCGCGGCGACCTCACCAACCTTGCGGCGGCTGCGGATGTCCTGGGTCGGTTACCACGATGGCTGGTGGATGACCGTGGCGGACTCACAGCCGAAGAGCTGGTTCGTAGTGTCAGGCGAGACCTTCGCGATAATAAAACTCAACTCGTGATCGTGGACTACGTGCAGCTACTCCATGGTCCGCGCGGCGTGGATCGAACCGAGGCGGCGAATCACGCGATGGGAGTGCTCGCGGATTCAGCGAAGCAAGACGGCATCGCGTACTTGGTCATGGCGCAGCTCAACCGCGAGTGCGAGAGGCGAGATAATAAACGCCCCATCCTCTCGGACTTGAAGCAGAGCGGTGCGATCGAGGAGAGGTCCAAGGCAGTCCTGATGCTTTACCGGCCGTACCTGTATCGCGAGAAAGACAAGAAAACGGGGCAACCGTTCCCCGAGGATCGGATTGAGATCTTGGTCCGTAAACAGAACCACGGACAGATGGGTCGCGTGATCGCGACCTGGCATGGTCCGACAACTCGCATCGAGTAGGGGGAGAAAGATGGAGCACGAGAGAGCCAAGAGATCGATGCTAGCTGAACTTACGATGTCTGGCAGTCTGGATCGGCAGAGGGTCGTTCCAGTTGCTGGCTATCTTGCTGCGGCCTCTATGCGTGGCGAGAGCCCAGAGGGGTCCGCTAACGTCTGGGTGGGCGGATGTGAAGGTCCGAGTCCGCCGGCGTACCCGGATCCGAGTAATATCCTGCTCACCGTCGAGTTGATCGGTGAACTTACGGTTGAGGTCTTGCTATCTGTCGAGGCCGCGTCGCTGCTCGCGAAGCGGCTGCAAGAGGCCGTCTACGGGGCGTGCAATCGTGTGGTGCGATCGCGCGGGACGTGGCGATGACCCCCGAAGAGGAAGACGAGCTCAGCGTCATCGCAGCTCGCGACCTGGACGGACCAGAGGCGTGCTCGTTCTGCGGCGAGGTACGGAGGGTGAAGGCGTTGCTGCCGCCCGGTGGAAAGCCACTGTGCAGCTGCTGTTGGGAGGCGAGGGAGATCGATGAGCCGTAGCAAGTCAAAGCCCCCCCAGCCCCGCGCCATCGTCCCGCTCTCGTCCTGCTCCGTAGGTGACGTAGTCGAGGTGTTCGCAGGTCTAGCGGACGGCACCTACTGCGTGTCTGCCGTCTTTCCGGGCGCGATCTGGCTGCGCATGGTGGACGTGGTAACGCACAAAGAGATTTACAGCGAGCCCCGTGAGCACGTACCGAGCCTGCCGCCGAGCGCGAAGGTCCGCTTCGTCGAGGCAGGCGTCGTGCGCTACCCGAAGCAGGGGCAACAGGGTGACGTCGATCCGTTACAGGCGAGGAGGAGCGCATGAGCCGAGTACAGGACATGGTCGAGCACCCGACGCACTACACCCAGGGTGGCATCGAGAAGCCCTGCTCATCTTGCGAGGAGGTAAAGCCGCTTGATGGGTTTGGACCAGATCGGCGGACAAGAACTGGACGTGCCGCCAAGTGCCGAGCCTGCGCGCGCGAAGTGGCGCGGCAATTCTTTTCTCGATTCCCGGAGAAAGAGCGGCGAAGGCGTGAGCGACAGAGCGAGTATGGCCGGCTGTGGTACGAGAGAAATCGCGATCGCATGGTCGCGCGTTTTCGCGAGGCCAGTCTTCGCAGGTACGGCCTCACAACGGATGGGTATAGAAAGCTGCTTGCAGCGCAGAAGGGATCGTGCGCTATCTGCCGGGCCAGCGGGCCCGGCCGTGGTAATCGGCGCTTCCTAGTCGATCACGATCACCAAACCGGGGTCGTCCGTGGGCTGCTCTGCCACCTCTGCAACGTGGCGATCGGTCATTTTCGTGATGACGTGACCATCGTAGAGCGAGCCGTTGCGTACCTAAGGAGGAGCGCATGAGAGGGACTTTAAACCTCCCTGAGGAGGTCGCTGTAAGCGACGACTCAGATGACGCAATCACGCCTCGGCACTACAGGCGCTTATCCCCCGAGCCGGTTGACGTGATCGAAGCATGGGACCTCGGCTTCCACCTCGGCAACGCGGTCAAATACATCGCTCGCGCCGGGCACAAGGGAGACGTGATCGAAGACCTCTCCAAGGCTCGATGGTATTTGGACCGCGCAATTGCCCGTCTGATGATCAGGCGGAGCAAAGGAGAATCGCATGAAAGAAAAGCTACGGGTCAAGTCGATCTCGAAGAGTGAGCTAAGGTGGCTGCGAGACAAGCGCACCAGAGAGAGCTGGGGGCTCAGCTCTTCGAGAGAGTCGAGACCACCTAAGGATTTCGATCCCGCCCTCGTAGCGGACGAGCTTGTGCGCGCGTCCTCTGCGGTTCACGATCCCGATGGAACGGACGAGCCGATGCTCGTGTGCCAGGCGTGCAAGGGATGGCGCAAGCACAGTCATGCGGCCAACATTCCCTGCGGTCGTGGCTATGTTACGGCGACTCGCCACGAGTACCGTTGCGGCGAGTGCGGCGAGCTTAGGCTGTACGGAGTCTCAAAGGGTGCGGTCGGGTTGTTCGAGAGCGCGGTGGCAGCATGACCTGGCTCGCGCTGTTTCTTCGCTTGCTGTCGCGTTGCGTAGGGAGTCCGTGATGGGTACGGCGATCTACCTGGCCGGCTCATCTAGCGAGCCAGAGCGTGCACTCCAGTGGGCTCGCAACCTCGGCGCACTCGGGATTGCCGTGACGTCCAGCTGGCCGTCCGAGTGCATTCGTGTTGCGAAGCAGGGAGGGGGACTGAATCCGGCCGGCGATATGGGCTCCGAGATAGCCAGGCGGTGTGTGGCTGAGATCGAGCGTTCTACGCACCTTTGGCTGCTCGCGCCGATCCACTACAGTGCCGGGTGTTGGTGGGAGATCGGATACGCGAGCGCGCGGGGGCTGTACACGGTGATCAGCGGCGACACGTACCGGCGGAGTGTTTTCTCGGCGCTTACGTGTTCACAGCACTCGCAAGACAAACACGCGTTCGATCTGCTGGTCGATCTTGCACAGCGGTATTCAGCGCTTCGACAACGAAGGTGATCATGACGCACGGCGACCGACTAACGCGTATCAAGCAGCGGCATCGTCTCATGCTCCGTAGCGAGGGGTGCCCAGTCCATATCTCATCGAGGGACGTGGTCGAGATGCTCAGACAATTCCGCGAGGGTGGGAGCATAGAGTCGATCGCGTATCACCACGGCCTCAATGAAAGGCGAGTGAAGAGGCTGATCGGCTCGCACTGGAGGTGGAACGGGCTGGGCGAGCCCTGGTTGCCGACGCTCAGTGAGGTCGAGCGGAAACGGATTGATGGCCTGTGACCGGATCTGAGTTCACGCGTGAGCTGCTCAAACACTCCACTCGCCACGAGGCCGAGGTCATCGAGGGCGTTGCGATCGCGGCTGGGTATCTGTGGCGATGCCGCGAGCGGACGTGCTCGACCGCAAACGACGCTGACTACTACTGGTGCACTAAGTGCCAGAGGAGCAGACGATGAGAGTCCGAGCTCGACGAGTAGCTCACGTGCCCGGTCGCATGAACGGCACCGAGCAGGAGTACGCGAGACTCCTCGAGGTCCGGCATCGTGCAGGGGAGCTGCTATGGTACCGCTACGAGCCGGTCAAGCTCCGGCTAGCGGACAGGACGTATTACACCCCGGACTTCCTCGTGGTGGCGAACGACATGACGCTCGAGCTGCACGAGGTGAAGCACGCGCGAGCGGGGCAGCGCACGTATTACACTGATGACAGCCGCGTGAAAATCAAAGTCGCCGCCGAGCAATACCCGATGTTCTCGTTCGTTGGCGTGACCAAGCGGGCGAAGAGTGATGGCGGCGGCTGGAGTGAGGAGAGGTTCGCATGACCAATATTCGTCCAATGGCACTTACCTACGCGCAGGCGCAGTCGATCCCGAGCGAGTGCCGTGAGGCGTTCAACGTGACCGTTGCATACCTCGCGAGCGTCATGGAGGGAGACTTCGATATAGCCGCTCTCCGCTACGAGGTAGCGATGGCGATGGCGAGGTTGTGCCACGTGGAGATGCACGGCGAGCACGATGAGGTGAGCGACAGCCTGCTCGGCGATGACCTGACGCTGGACGAGGCAGATTGGGCGATCGCGGAGGGGACGTGATGGAGATGGTAGGATGAATCCATGATCCCACCGAGACCGTGGCGTGCAGACAACGGTGCAATCTACGACGCCAACGGGAATTCAGTCATAGACAGCGGATCGGATTACGGTACCGGAGGAGTCGGTACGGTTTCGTCAGCCGTCTCTGAATTGATCGTCAGGCTCGTTAACGCCGGAGAGGATGCGGCCATAGCAGAGAGGGAGGCTTGCGTTAAGATCATCCGTGAGCGCGCTACTTACTACGAGCACGACCTCAACGCGCAGGATCTGCTCCAGGATCTTGCGTTTGACTTGGAGCATCGGGACGGCCCAAAGCCTAGGTGACGCGCCCCGCTAGATCGGGTAGCCTGGTGTTCAGATCAGGGACTGGTAATGCCGTGGGTCAAAGGACAGAGTGGTAATCCGGGCGGTCGCCCAGTAATCCCTAAACATGTACGGATGTTGGCTCGCCAGTATACCGAGGAGGCGATCGCGACGTTGGCTGCGATCGCATTCAACCCGGATGAAAACTCGACAGCCCGGGTCACCGCCATCAGGGAACTACTCGACCGAGGCTGGGGCAAGGCGCCCGCGGATGTGCGGATCGAACTGAGCGGAACCGTGACGACCGAGGCGCTCACCCCAATCCAGCGCGAGCAGGAGATCGCCCGGCTACTCGAGAGCCGGCGCAAGGCGGAGACGATTGATATCGAGCCGGCCGAGCCGGTGAAGGAGCTGAAAGGGGTAATCAAGTGAGCGAAGAGACCAAGATCCCTCCGAGGCCGTGGCGCGTCAACCTCGAGCCGGACATCAGTTGTATTTTTGCTGACGACGGAGAGTCGCTGCTCTATCTAGCACCACAAGGTGACCGTGCGCGCGATATCGCCGAGCTCGTTGTGAGGACAGTGAACGCCGAGCCGGAGATCGTCGCGGCGCTTGAGGCGGCAGAGCGTGCCCTGGCTCGTCACGAAAGAAGGCCCGCCAATTACGACCCGCACGCCGTGGCGGAGGTTTTCTGTGTGGCCCTCGCCCACGTACGCGCCGCGCTCGTAAAGGTGAAGGGATGAGCGAGGGTCCTTTCGCAGTCGCAACCAAAAGCACCCGGTACTGGCAGGCAGGAGATGTTATCGGCCCTGGACGGATCATCGAGCCGGCAAATCTGCGCGACATGGACCCCGCCGAACTGGCAGTCGTCCTGCGCGACATGCTCAACGGAGCTTTCCGCGTCGGCCTCCATAACGGCGCGGCCGGATCCGCGCCCGGGGGGAGTCGTGAGGGGCGGGCAGCGGTTAGGTGCCGGGCGCATCCCCCGCGGGGCCGGGAGCTTGCGCGCACCCACACCGAGGAGGCCATCATGACGCTGGCGGAGATCGGCAGGAACGAGCGCCATAGCGATGCCCCGAACCTGGACTCCTGACGACGAGGTACGTCTCCTCGAGCTCCTAAGAGCCCAGAGCGGCGCTGAGAGCCTAGATGACTTCATCCGGCGGGTCTCGCCGCACCTGCCGCCCCCGGACCACCTGGCGCCTCTGAGGCGCCTTATCGAGCGAACCCGGCGCGAGGAGGTGCGGGCACTGGTTTCTTATCCGCCTCAGACCGGTAAGTCGGTAACGCTCATGCACGGTCTGGCATGGCGCATCCTGCTAGATCCGGCGTGCCTCAACGCCTACGTGGCTTACGGGCACAGCCTGGCGCGAGACCAGTCACGCATCGCCAAGATGGCTGCCCTGAGAGGGAACGTGAAGCTCGCCGACGATGCCGCGGCGATTGACAACTGGCGCACGGAGTACGGCGGTGGGTTGATAGCTATTGGGCGAGACGGGGCAATTACGGGCAAGGGGATCTCAGGGTGTTTCACCGCCGGGACCAGGGTGCTCACCGAGGCAGGTCCGATACCAATAGAAATCCTTTCCCGATTATGTCGCCCCCCTGCGGTACTATCGTTCAACCATGCGAGAGGCAGGCAAGAGTACCGACGGATTGTTGCCGCCAGAGAGATCCGGGCAGACTACCTCTGCGTTATCACCACAACCTCTGGCCGTGAGATCCGAGCTACCCCGGACCATCCCTTCTACGTCGAAGGAGCCGGCTACCGGTCGGCGGAAGTTCTTCGACCCGGGGATGACATCCGCGCGATCGCGCCGCAACAGGACGTGCGGGATGTGTGGCAAGCCGAAGAACGGGCGGGGTTGGAGCTGCCGCTCCTGCTACGACACCAAGCGGTCCACGATGGTGACGCTAGCCTGTGCCCATTGTGCGGTGGAATTCGAGCGACACCTGGGCGAGTACGAGAAGACGCTCAGGAAAGGGTTGGCGGCGGCATTTTGTTCGAAGAGGTGCTGGTCAACCGCACAGAACGCGCGCCCGGACAAACCGACAAGAGGACCGTCGCGCAAGCCAGCACGCTTACCGGTATCAAGGCAGTGCGTGACATGTCGGAAGAGCATTACGGGGCGCTGGAAAAAGTACTGCAGCAAGGAGTGCTGGCCATCGCGACGGACTCTGGCGGATCGCGAGTGTCCGTGGTGCAGCGTGATGTTCAATCCAAAGAGCAGCCGGACACAGTTCTGTTCACGAAACTGCGCCGACGCGGCGCACTCTGCACGCATGGTAGGGATGGGCAATTCTCACTTCAAGGATGGGGAGAGCTACTCGAAGTGCTTCAGGGAGATGCGGAGGATGATCCTTCAGAGGGATGGGCGCGCGTGCCATGTGTGCGCGTCCAGCAGGGGCAGGCTGGCTGTGCATCACATCGACCACAATCCGAAGAACAATCGACCGGAGAACTTGGTAACGCTGTGCGCGTCGTGCCACATGGTGCATCACAAATCGTCGAAGACACCGTGGCCTCGGTTAGGCGAATACGCGATCCAGGCGTCCGCGTCTATGACCTCCAGGTGGAAGGGAATCACAACTTCTTTGCTGAGGAAGTACTCGTCCACAACTGCATGGTGATCGACGATTTGTTGAAAAATCGCAGCGAGGCCGAGTCGCCGACCATCCGAGAGAAGCTCAAGGCCAAGATTCAGGACGACCTCGAGTCTCGGCTCCATCCCGGCTCATCGGTGATCGTTTGCGCGACACGATGGCATGAAGACGACCCAATTGGCTGGCTGCGCAACGAGTACCCAGGCAGGTGGGAGGAGGTCATTGTTCCTGCTGTCCACGACGGCGCTGGCCGCCCAGTTGACGAGCGTGTGGATCCCGATAAGGCGCAATCACTCTGGCCTGAGCGGTATCCGATGGAATGGATGATTGCCAGGCGGGCAAACAGCAACGAATACGGCTGGTGGTCGTTATACCAGCAGGAGCCACGCCCGCGCGGCGCCTCGATGTTCGGCGAGCCGAGCCGATTCGACCTCGAGACATGGGAGTCGCGCGGCTTCAGGATCGTAATGGCGTGCGACCCTGCCGCATCGGCTAAGACCCGGGCAGACTACTCGGCCGTGGTGGTTGCTGCAATGCGCGGATATGGCGACAACGCTGAGACCTACGTGCTCGACGTGCACAGATGGCAGGTCGAGATCCCCGAGCTGGTCGATCGGCTGCTCGGGATTCAGCGTACGAGCACCTGGGCCAAGGGGGCGCCGATCTTGGTCGAGGCGGTGTCTGGCTTCAAAGCGGTGCCACAGATGCTCAGGCGCGCCTCGCCGCAGCTGAGGATCGAGGAAATCAAGCCAGAGGGCGACAAGTTCACGCGGGCGCAGCCGCTGGCGGCCGCTTGGTCAGCTGGGCGGGTCCACGTGCCGCGTGAGGCGCCATGGGTGGGCGACTTCCTGTCCGAGATGCGCTCGTTTACCGGGGTCAACGATGCTCACGATGACCAGGTAGACGCTCTGGTGCACGCCTACCAGGCGCTGCAGACCACGATGTCGGCAACTGCCAGGTTCCGGGCGATGATCTAACTCCAAATCGGAGCATACGCGGACACGTGCATTGCCCGCCTCGCACGTGCATCGTGAGGTGGTGAGCACGCCAAAGCAGGGCTCTAGCAGGGTGAAGGGCGGCAGATTTGCTCCTGGAGTGTCTGGTAATCCGGGGGGCAAGCGCAAAAAGGCGCCGCGCATTGACGGCCTGACCAATGTCGCTACCGGGCTCGGCTTGTCGCGCGACAAGCGGATGCACGCTGGCTGGAGCACGCTTGCGGTCTCGGATGTTGAGGCGAGGGAGATGTGGCGGTCGGACGGTATCGCCGCGCGGATCATCGAGCTCCTGCCGAGGACCATGTTTCGCGAGGGCTACGAGGTAAAGCTTGAGGACAAGGAGCAGGCCGAGCAGCTCATCATGCAGGCGGATGAGCTGGGCGCGAACGCCAAGTTTATCCGCGCCAAGGAGTACGAGCGAGCGTATGGACTGAGCGCGATCATCCCGTTCATGAATGATGGCGCGTTCGATCTGGCGGATCCGCTGCGCGAGGATCGAATTCTCAGTATCGAGAAGCTATCGCGCGTAATCGAGCCGCGTGAGCTTCAGCCATGGCGATACGACGATGACGGCGAGGTCGAGGTCTGGCTGTTTCATCCGCTGGGCTGGCGCGGTGCTGGCAACCCGCAGATGCTCATCCACGCATCCCGGCTCATCGTCTTCCCCGGTATTCGGGTGACGCACGAGCCGCTGCCTGGCGTTCGTGAGGGCTGTGGCGACTCGGTGCTGACCCGGGTGCGCTCGAGACTGCGTGACCTGGTGCAGGGCTCGGCGTCGGCTGCTGCACTGCTAGGGCAGTCAGCGCAGGCAATCGTCAAGATGAAGGATCTCGCGCGCGCGATGGCCGAGGACGGGGACGGGCTCATCAAGGCGCGTCTCGAGCTTCTCGACTTCATGCGCTCGGTCCTCAAGATGATGCCGATCGACGCAGAGGATGACTTCCAGTGGCAGACCACGCCGATGACTGGGTTCGCCGAGACGATCGACCGCCTGATGCAGATGGTGTCGGCCGATACCGGAATCCCGGTGACCATCCTGATGGGGCGATCACCGGCTGGACTAAACGCGACCGGTGACGCGGATACCCGGAGCTTCTACGACCTTGCCTCCGAGGAGCAGCGCTTCACCAAGCCGCAGGTGGAGCGTTTGTTTCAGCTCCTGATGCTGGCGAAGGACGGCCCCACCGGTGGTGTAGAGCCTGACCACTGGTCCATCGAGTGGCAGTCGCTCTGGCAGGCAGACGACAAGGAGATCGCTGAGGCGCGGCGCGTCCAGGCTGAGACGGACAAGACGTATATCGAGATGCAGGTGCTCTCGCCTGAGGAGGTGGCCGCTTCTAGGTTTGGCGGCGACGTCTACAGTTTCGAGACGATCATTTCATTCGAGGAGCGCGCTAGACTGCAGCCCACGGTACCTCCCGTCGTTTCGACTACTGGGGGTGACGACGAGGAAAGGACTGTCGCCGATGGCGGAGAAGATGACGGAGGAGAGGAGGCGTCGCAAAGCAAGGCAGGCGAAGGAGTGGAGAATGGCGAACCCTGATCGGCCACCCCCCGAGGAGGAGCAGGAGAAGTGACTTCGTTCGAGGACATCAGACGGCGGATTTCCATCCTGTCGAATCCGAGCAAGGGGCCGCGGCAGAACGGCGCGCGTCGCATCTACACCAGCTTCACCCTGCCTGGGCTTGATGACATGGTGGCGAAGCGAGACACGATGGATCGACTGCGTCGATTTGGTGTACCGAAGGATCTGAGCGGCAAGACGGCGATCGACGTTGGCTGCAACGTGGGCGCCGTGAGTTTCGAGCTGGCTCGGCGCGGGGCTGTGGTGGCAGGCGTCGAATATGACGCTGAGCGGGTTGCCCTGTGCATGAATATCGCGATTGAGATGCGGCTGAACGCCTGCTTTGACCGGATGGATCTCAACACGCAGGCGCCGGTCGGGAAATGGGACATCGTTTGGTGCTCTGCGGTGGACCAGTACATTAACGATCGAGCTAAGTTCTATCGGACGCTGCGGTCGCTGTGTCGAAAAACGCTATACCTCGAGAGCAACGATCGCAAGTCTCATCCAGCCGTTGAGCTGGTAGAGGCGGGGTTCGCCTCCGTTCGCCCGCTAGGGCTGAGCGACGGCAGCCGCCGGATGTTCGTAGCGGAGGTGTCGTGAGAACGCGGTACGACAACGCCCGCGCGGCAGCGACGCTAGCGACGATCCGCATTCTGAGAAGCCTGGGACGCCCGGTACGCCGCCGCCGCCGGCTGCCGCGGCAGGTACACCCGAGGCTCATCGAGGTCGAGTACGCGCGGCAACTCCTGACCATCGTCGCTGAGGTGCGCCAAGCGCTCGAGCCTCTACTCCAGGAGCTACCGGGGCTTGTCGAGGGCGCCAGGGTAGCGCGTGGCGACGCGGACCGGATGGATGACCGCGAGAGCCTGAGGGCTCGTGGACTAATCGAGCAGGCGCGTCTCAGGCTTGAAGAGGCGATTCGTCCGGCTGCGGTGGAGTCGCTTGCAGCTGAGTTTGCCGATCGGACGCAGCGACACCAGAGCCAGCAGCTGGCCAAGCAGATTCGAGCGGCGGTAGGCGTGGACCTATTCGGCGCCGACGCCAGGATCGCTCCACTGATGGAGGGCTTCGTTTCCGAGAACGTCGCGCTCATCAAAGACGTGCCAGCGCAGATCGTCTCGGACGTGGAGATGGCGGTAACGCGTGGGCTCGCGCGTGGGACGAGCACGGCGGACCTGGCGGCCGAGGTTCAGGCGAAGATGGGCATCGGCGAGAAGCGTGCCCGGTTCATCGCGCGTGACCAGATTGCGACGCTGAACGGGGAGATCAACAAGGCCCGCCAGACAGCGCTCGGGATTGACTCGTACACGAGACGGACTGTCAACGACGGTCGTGTTCGAGAGTCCCACGCCGAGCTTGACGGTAAGGTGTTTCGCTGGGACGACCCGCCCGGAGTCGGGCATCCTGGTGATGATTTTGGCTGCAGGTGTTCCGCCGAGCCCGATATGGGCTCGCTACTCGAAGGACTCTGAAGGAGACATGTCATGGCGCTACAACTATCTGTTGCTGTTAGAAACGCTCGTCTCGATGCCATCGAGACCGCGATTGGCACGGACGCGATCCTGAAGATCCGCACTGGGGCGCCGCCGGCCAGCTGCGCCTCAGGCGACTCAGGCACGGTGCTGGCTACTCTCGATTTGCCGTCCGACTGGATGGCAGCCGCCTCAAGTGGCAGCAAGGCGAAGACGGGTACGTGGGAGGACGCCTCTGCGGACGCGGCCGGCACCGCGGGTCATTGGCGTCTCTACGCGTCTGACGGCACTACCTGTCATGCGCAGGGAACGTGCTCTGAGACGGGCGGCGGCGGTGACCTCATCCTTGATAACGAGGTGCTCGCCGAGTCGCAGCAGTTCACGGTGACCTCTTTTAGCGTCACTGACGGGAACGCCTGAGCTGATCTGTGGCCGCTGAGCGCCTAGCACCGGACGCGCTACTCGAGCAACTGAACCTCTCGGGTAGCGTTACCGACGTCGATGATGATCCGGACTCCCCGGACGGGGCATGGCTCGTCCATGACGGCGGGAACGGCAACACGATCTGCCGAGTGAGCTTCCCGTCGCCCACTGGGAATCCGACGACGGGCAGCGGGTTGCAGGAGTTCCGCGTCCAGATCAGGAAGAACAGCAGCGGTGGTAACGCGACGCCGTGGTCGCTGCAGCTCTGGGAGGCCGGAGTCCAGGTCGCCGAGCTCGCTACCGGGACCGTCACCACCACGACGGGCGAGGTCGTGTCCGGCACGTGGGACGCGTCGTCTCTGTCGGGTGTAGACGGCGCGGGCGTGGAGTGCCGGCTTGAGCAGACCAACGGCGGCGCGAGCGGTAGCGGCGCTAACCGCAGGCGTATCGAGGTAGGCGCGGTCGAGTGGAATGCCGAGTACAGCGAGAGCCTCCCAGCCATCGATGGGACGCTATCGTCATCCCTGGACGATGCGTCGCTATCTGCCGCGGCGACCGTCACCGACCCGCCGCTGACCGCGACGCTGTCAGCAACGCTCGGTGCGGCGACCGTCGCAGCATCTGCTGAGTCGCCGATCGTGGCGTCTCTCGCGGTGGGGCTAGGCAGCGCGACCGTTACGGCTGCCGCTGAGGTCCCGGTAACCTCGTCCCTGTCCGCTGATCTCGCTGCGGCGACCGTAGCCGCGGCAGGAGAGGGGACTGAGGCGGAACCTCCGGTGGAGGCGGAGCTTATTGCGACGCTAGCGGGCGCTACGCTGGAGGCGTCTGGCTCGGCTCCGGTGGCTGCCTCGCTGGCAGGCACCCTGGACGTCGCGACCGTCGCCGGGGCCGCCGTGGCGCCGGTGGATGGGCTCCTGGCGTTAACTCTGGCGGGTGCGTCCATATCAGCGGCGGCTTCGGCAGCGGATCCGCCGAACGAGGCGACGCTGAGCGCTACGTTGGCGGCGGCTCAGATTGACGCCAGCGCGGTCGCCCCGGTAGCCGCCACAGCCACCGTAGCGCTCAGCGTCGCGACTTTGGACGCTTCCGGCGCGCTTCCGGTTGTGGCTGAAATGGACGTGGAGCTAGCCAGCGCGACCGTTGCCGCGACGGCTTTCTCGGGCGATCCCCCGGTGGTGGCGGAGCTGTCGGTGTCGCTCGACGCCGCCACCGTTACCGCTGGAGCCGTAGCCCCGGTGACAGGCTCGGTAATCGCAGCTCTGGATGCCGCCACGGTCTCGTCCACGGTATCGGTGCCGGCAGTCGCGTCGATGTCGGGGCAGCTGGCCGCGGCAACGTGCTCGGCTCAGGCCGCAGGCGAGGACGAGCCAGACATCCCGGATGAGCCATCCCCAGTCGAGGCGATAGCCGACACCGAGCGGCAGGCGCTGCGCCGTGGCGTCATGACGGCAGGGTTCGCGGCCGGATGGATGTTCGGTGGGCGAGTCACCGCTAGCCAGATTGCCGATGCGGTTGAGGCCGGTGAACTAGTCCCCTCGTACTCGTGTAGCTCCGGCCCGCTCCTGAGCTACTCGGAACTGGACCGCTGGCAGAGGAAGACGATGCCGCATCTGAGGCGCCCGAGGCGATGATCCTGTCGGACGCTACCCCTCGCTTCGACCTCGGTGGCGGGCTTGTGCTGTGCTGGGAGACGATTACGCCCGAGCGCGCGAATCAGCTCCTCGCAGCCAACACGAAGAATCGACCGCCGAAGAAGGATCGCATCGAGAAGTATGCGCTCCTGATGCAGCGTGGTGAGTGGCGGCCGAGCGTCGCAGTCATTCTCATCGACGTGCATGGGGTGCTGCGAAACGGACAGCATCGACTCATGGCTTGCGTCAAGGCAGGCGTCGCGTTCCGATCGCTCGTGGCTTTCGGCTACGACGACAAGCGACACGTAATTCGCTAGTGAGCGAGCTCTAACTCGCAGCGAAAGCCGAGAGCTCGAAGCCGCATGAAGTCGGCCACGGAGATACCCATTCTCCTTGCCTGCTCTACGATCTTCGAGCGCTCTTCCTCGCTCACCAGGAACTGCAGCTTGATGAACCGTTTGGAGGAGGTGTCTTCCACGCCTCCAAATATACGTATGTCTGGAGGTAAATCTACTCCAAACAGACAAGTATCCGTTTTGGAGTATGCGTGAGTTCTTTGCCACTACGAGCCAATCACCCATCTTCGTCGCATGGGACTGCCGCTCGACCGCGAAGAGCTCTATCAGGCTGAGTTTGTCGTTGGGCCGTTTACGGTCGCGGCGAATAGCGACGGCGGGTCCGTTACGACTGAGTTCTTCCGGACCGACCGGCCATTCCGTGTCGATTCGGTGCAGCTTCTGCCCGGCGGGACCCTGGCGGCGGATGACACCAACTTCGCCGAGCTGAGTCTCATTAGTTACGACCCGGACGAGTCGTCTCCCCCCGAGACAGTGATCGCCGGCTGGTCTACTGAGGATGACACTGCCGCGACCTACCCGGGCGGCGGTCTTTCCTCGGGTGTTGGCGAGTTCTTCGAGGTCATCACTGACGAGGACGCCAACCTCGTCCCGGCTACCCATCAGGTGGCCTTCATCTGTGCCGAGAGCGGTACCACTAACGTTCCGGCGGCCACCGTCGTAATCCGGGGGCGCTACGTTGGCTGATAGCAGCTCGACGCTCTACGAGTCGAGACAGTGGCGCATCGACTTGTCTGATGCGCTAGAGCGGCCGCGTTTCCTGCCGGACGGCACCGCGATCTTGTCGGGCCGAGCTGCGCGCATTGGCGACCACGAGTATTCGTGGGGCACTGAACGTCGCGACATCGACGAGCTGCAGAGCATCGCTCGCCAGCTTCCTGGTCGCCCGCTAACGGTCGGTCATCCGCCAACCATGTTGCGCAAGGGCGGCCGTGCTCCGACCGCCGGCTCGGTCAAGCGTGCCGATGTCCGCGGCGATCACGCCGAGGTCGATATGCACGTCAACGAGACGGGACTCCTGGCGATGCGCCAGGGGCAGAAGTACCTCTCGCTCGGATACGAGGCTGAGGTCGTTGCCGGTCGCCAGACGCAGACCCGAGTTGACCACCTCGCTCTCGTGAGCGCCGCGCGCTGCGGCGTCAGCTGTTCGATTCGGACTGACTGCTCCGGTGGTGGCTGCGGCTGCCACGTGGAGATCGAGATCCAGCCTGCACCTGAGGTGCGGGTCCTCCACTACCTCACCGCCATGGCGGCGGCAGGAGTCTGAAATGGCCGAGAAGGACAAGAAGAACGACGAACGCGTCGAAGACCTCACCGCGCAGATGGCTGCGCTCCAGATCCGGCTAGACAACGCCGACTCGGAGTCTGCCGAGGCCAAGGTGCGCGCTGACAAGGCCGAGGGCGAGCGGGATACCCTGCGCGACCAGGTCAAGGAGCTCGAGAAGGAGCGCAACGACGACAAAGAGTCGCCGGCGCGGCTCAAGGAGCAGGTCAAGGCGCTCGCTGGCAAGGTCGCTCGTCTCGAGAAGGAGCGCAATGATGCTCTCTCCCCCGAGAAGATTCGCGCTGCGGTCAAGGATCGCCTCGGCATCGAGCGTCCCGCGGAGGCGGTACTCGGTAGCCGCGCCGACTTCGATGACCTCGATGACCGCGCGCTAATGGTCAAGACCATCGAGCACATCACCAGTGCTCGGATGGACGAGTCCAAGAGCGCCGAGTACGTGCGCGCTCGCTTCGACACTCTGGTCGAGGGCTACGCGCGCAACGCCGAGAAGCTGCACGAGGTGCGCGAGTCGATGCGTGAGGCCTCCGAGAAGAAGGCGGAGCGTGTCGATGAGAAGGACGACCGCGAGGCTTTCCTCGAGAGGCAGCGCACTGCCTGGATGACCCCCGACAAGAAGGCGAGCTAGAGCCATGCAGACTGTCATTTCCGACAATCAGACGCAGACCCTGCCGGCTGGCTCCGTGGCCGACATGGCTCCGCAGTATCTCGTTTCTCTCACCTCGGCGGAATCGACTGCCGAGATCCCGTTCGGTCGCATGGTGCAGTACGGCGTTACTGAGCAGCTGATGCTCATGCTCGCCGGTGCCTCGCCGGTAGATCTGGCCGGCATCCTCACGACCGAGGGCGGACCGCATGTCCCGGAACTCAGCATCGGGGACACCGGGCTCAAGCCCAAGTTCACCGGGCGTGTCATGCGCAAGGGCGTGATTTGGGTCTTCAGTGAGACTGGCAACGCCCCCGGGGATGAAGTCCACGTTCGCCACACCATTGATACCGGGAAGCTCGTCGGCAACTTCACCAAGACCGCCGACAGCGGGAAGTCCTTCGAGATCACCAACGGCGCACGGTGGGCAAAGACCACTACCGCCGAGGGGCTCACGATGCTCGAGATCGACATGGTCGCGATGACCATTACCGCGGACTAAGGGAGCTAACGACCATGGGCAAGCCCGAAGACAGACTGGACGCCTCCGAGACGATGTTTTTCCGGGATCAACTCCGGTCCATCGACTCTCGTGTGTATAAGGTCGAGCTGCCGCTCCTCAAGGGGCGGATGCTGCTGCCGCCGGTCTCCGGCATCAGCCCGAATGCTCGCTCCTACTCGTACCGAATGGTCGAGACGTTCGGTAAGGCGAAGATCATCGCCGACGGTACCAACGACCTGCCGAAGGTCACCGCCACCGGCAGCGAGTTCACGTCGCTCATCAAGGAGCTCGGCGTGAGCTACGACTTCGGGTTCTTCGAGATCCGGGCCGCGGCTGAGGCTGGAGTCGGGCTGCCCGACGAGAAGGCGCGTGCTGCGCGTACCGCCATCGAGGAGGCGATCGACAATCTGATCGCGTTCGGCGATGCCGCGCACAACATGGTTGGGTTCGCCAACCATGCGTCGGTTTCAACGGTGACTCCCACGACCAAGGCAGCCGGTGGTACCACGTGGCTATCGGGCGGCAACCCGAACGCGACCGCGCGAGAGATGGTCGCCGACGTCAATCTGCTGGTCAACACCATCTGGTCGGCGCTGAAGGAAGCGCAGGGTCTGCCGGATCGCGTGACCGTGGTCCTGCCCTCCCTCGAGTACGCGCACCTAGCCACCGCTCCGATGGGCGACAACGCGGACAAGACCGCGCTCTCGTACCTGGTCAGCAACAACCAGCGCCTCGCTGAGGTGGTCCCGTGGCACAAGCTGGACGGAGCCGGGGTCGGGCCGTCCAACCGCGCAATCGGATACGTCAAGGATCCGGTGGTGGTCGGCTCGGTCATCCCGATGGAGTACACGCCTCGCCCCGCCCAGGAGCGTGGACTTGCCTTCGAGATCCCCGCGGTCGCTCGCTGTGGTGGCGCGGTCGTTCGATACGCCGCGGCGATCCGATACATGGACAACATCTAGGAGCGGAGTGGTGATTCCAAGTGATCGCACTCCCCTCACAGGCAACGGTCGAGAACCGAGGCAGCGCCACTAGGACGATTCTCGGTATCGAGTTTCCTCCTGGGGTAACCGTCGTAGCGACGGAGCTACTCCGCTTGCTGCGGCAGATGGGCAAGATCGACGATTCGGAGCAGCTGAACTTCAGCTTCGATCTGTCTGGTGTTGTGCCGCTGTCGGCTGACGGGGAGTTCGAGATCGACTTCTCCGCTGGCGAAGAGACGCTCCAAGTTGCTCTCCACACCGAGGATCCGGGCAGCATGGGAGCTACCGGTGAGCTCGACGGTGGGTCTATGGGCAACGCTGACGGCTACGAGCGCGCTACCGGCACGTTCACGATCGACACTGACCTGTCCGGGGCAAACGACGACGCGGTGTCGTTCACCGCTTCTGGCGGGGACTGGCCATCCGTCACCTACGTATCGCTCTGGACGTCCGACACGATTCCGGTGTTCCTCGCCGCGCTCGAACTGGAGGCGTCGAGACAGATTAACGACGGCATGACGCTCCGATTCGCTGCCGGGGCGCTGACCATCGTCCCGGAGCCGGCCTAATGGCCTCGATCACCTGGGATGACGTTGCGGCTCTCGCGCCTGAGCTCGATGATTTCGACGAGACGGGGCAGGGACTGATCCTCGGCTACGTCAACGTCGCGCTCGACGTGTCGATCTTCGGCGGAGAGTCTTCGCCTAAGCTGCACCTCGCGCGCATCTTCTTGGCTGCGCACTTTGCGACGGTCTCGAAGCAGGGCGGGGTTGGCGCCGCCGGTCCGGTCGTCAGCGAGTCGGCTGGCGGACTCAGCCGCAGCTACGCGCTGCTCTCGGCGAGCTCATCCGGGTTCAGCGGAAGCTCCTACGGTGACCAGTATCTAGCGCTCATACGCTCGACGGTGGCGCGAGCTCCGGTGGTTCTATGAAGGCACCTGGACTCAAGGTTGATGACCGCGTATGGCGGCGTCTGAAGCTCAAGGTCGCCACGATCGAGCACGCGCACGTCAAGGTGGGCGTGCTCGGCTCTGACGCTCTCGAGGCGACCGAGCAAGGCTTCACGATGGTGGAGCTCGCCGCGGTCCACGAGTTTGGCTCGCGCGATGGTCGCATCCCGGAGCGCTCGTTCATTCGGAGCACGATGAACGTGAAGGCGGACGATATTGGGGCTCTCGCTGGCAAGCTGGCGCGCGGAATCATCAACGATCGATTCACCGTGCCCCAGGCGCTTGGGTTGCTGGGCGAGTTTGGCGCCGCGGAGATCAAGAAGACCATCACCGAGGGCGACGGAGTCCCGCCCCCTAACGCGCCGAAGACGATCGCGCGCAAGGGTAGCGACCGACCTCTCGTTGATACTGGACGACTGGTTCAGTCGATCACCTCCGTCGTATCGGAGCACGGGCAGTGAGCCTGATCGGCGTCATTGGCTCGTTTGCCACCGGTACTTACGCGGTGACACGCCGCGCGCCCGGTGCATACGACGCGAACGGTCGCTTCACCCCGGGCGGAACGTCGGCTCTCAATATCGAGGCGTCGATCCAGCCGGTGACCGGCCGAGACCTGCAGGTCCTGCCCGAGGGATTCAGCGCTGAGGAAACCAAGGTCGTCTACACGACTACGACGCTTCGCACTGAGTCGCCAGCTGGTGCAGCGGACATCGTCACGATCGACAGCGAGCCGTACAAGGTGATCCGGTCCGAGCGCTGGGAGGCGTTCGGTGATGAGCACCATCGAGCCTTTGTTGCCCGAGGCAAGGCGCCATGACCCTGGTAAACCTGATAGCCCGAGCTAACCGGGAGGCCAAGAAGGCTCACAGGAGCCTGATGGCCCGACAGCGTCGCGCGGCCAACCCGGAAGTAGCCGAGCGCCATCGCCAGCGAATGCGTGACTGGCGCGCGGCCAACCCGGAAGTAGCCGAGCGCCATCGCCAGCGAATGCGTGACTGGCGCGCGGCCAACCCTGAGAAGGCCAGGGCGGTAGAGGCGAAATGGCGCGCAGCGAACCCGGAGAAGTATAGGGAGACCCACCGGAAGGCGACCGAGGCCCGGACAGAGAGACTCAGGGTCTGGCGGAAGGAGAACCCGGCCGAAGCTTACGCGCTCCGCAGGAGGAATAACCTGAAGTCCAAGTACCGCCTCACCGAGGGGGACTATCAGGCGATGTGGAAGTCACAGCAAGGGTGCTGTGCGATCTGCCGCAAAGACTTCTCAGACGCCGGGAGGTGCCGACCGGCAGTTGATCACTGTCATCGTACGGGCCTGGTAAGGGCACTGCTTTGCTCGTTTTGTAACACGAGACTTGCGACCCTGGAGAGCCCGGAGTGGTGTGAGGCCGCCAGTGCGTATCTGGCAGAGCACCGGGGCAAGGCACCATGATCGCCTGGACCGCCACAGAGGACGCTCTGGCCGCCCTGGTAGCGTCCGGGACCGGTCTACCGGTCGTATGGGGAGAGCAGAATGCTACGCGCCCCAGCGGCCCGTACGTGGCCATGCGTGTGACCTCGCTGCGCCCCATTGGACAGGATTGGAGCATCATCGAGGAGGTCGAGGACCCCGAGCCTGGCGCCGAGGTCGTCTACCGGGCACAGGGTGTCCGCGAGGCGACCGTCTCACTGCAGTGTTTCGCGGGTGCCGACGCTCCGGCGGGTATCGGAGCCAGCGCCCCGCGCGCGCTGCTTGAGCGCCTGGTGACCATCTCGCATCTCCAGACCAAGCGCCACGCGCTGAATCAGGCGGGCGTCGGTTTGCTCGGCTTCGGTCCGGTCCAGTCGATTGACGGTCGTATTGGCGGCGTCTTCGAGCCGCGAGCTGTCACCGAGATGCGCCTCATGCTGGCGTCCGAAGCCGAGGAGTTCGCCACGTTCGTTGAGGGCATCGAGGTCAACATCGATGTCGGTGACGACGAGTTCCAGTTCGACGTTGGCGAGTTCAATCTGGATCCGCCACAGGACGTGTCGGCTACCCCGGGGGACGAGGAGAACGTCATCGCCTGGACGGATTCGCCGGGCGCAACGGCTCACCACATCTACTGGGACACGGTTTCCAGTATCGATCTCGAGACGGCGACCAAGGAAGAGGATGTGTCCTCGCCGTTCGCTCACACCGGTCTAGTTAACGAGACTGAGTACTTCTACGTCGTGACCGCGGAGTCGGAGAAGCACGGAGAGAGCGAACCGTCCGAGCTGGTCTCTGCTACGCCGGAGGAAAGCGAATGACCACCGAACCGCATGTAACGCTCACCATTACAGCCGACTCGGTTAGCCCGGCGCGCGCTGGCTTCGGCATTCCGCTCATCGTCTCGCACAACGCCAGCTTTGCCGAGCGCGTTCGTATCTACACGCGCGTTGCCGATATCGTGGCGGATGGGTTCGCGGCGAGCTCTCCTGAAGTGCTCGCTGCCGGCAAGATGTTCGGCCAGAACCCGCGACCGACCAGCGTGATGATCGGTCGCGCCGCCGGTTCGGTTACGCAGGTGTACGAGATCGGCGTGGTGCAGGTGATCGAGCCGGATCACGTGTACCAGCTGAGCGTTGCCGGCGAAGGCGTGACCTCTACGCTGGTCGAGTACGAGAGCCAATCGGCCGATACCAACGATGACATCGTCGATGGGCTTGTCATTGCTCTCAACGCGGTCGTGGGCAAGAACTACACCGCGGCGGCTACGGGTACTCCAGGATCCGAGGTTGTCACGGTTACTGGCACCGCTGCTGGCGACTGGTTCTCGGTAGAGACGGTTACTCCGGCTGACCTCACGTCTCTCCAGTCGCACAGTGACCCGGGTACATCGGTAGCCGATGACCTCGCCGCGATCTTGCTCGAAAATGACCAGTGGTACTGGCTATACACCCTGTACAACAGCGAGGACTACGTATCGGCGGCGGCGGTCTGGGCGCAGGCGAATCGCAAGCTATACGTTGCCGATTCGAACGACTCGCGAGACCTCGGTACCAGCACTGGCACGGCGGGTACGCTCGATGTCCTCGCGGCTGCTGGCTACACCTACGTCGCCGGAGACTACCACCCGAGCCCGGTAGATTTCGCTGGCGCTGCGCTGATCGGAAACATTGCGCCGCGGACTCCGGGTAGCTGGACGGCTCTCGGCAAGCGCCGCGCTGGTGTTACGCCGGTCAAGCTCACGCCGACGCAGATCACCAACCTCAATGCGCGCAACGCGAACTACTACATCACCAAGGCGGGCGTCAACATCACCGTCGAGGGTACTACCGCCGCTGGACCAAGCGACCTCCGCGGGTTCATCGATAACGTGGTGTCGCTCGACGCACTCGAGGACGACGCGAAGAAGTCGATCTTCGGGACCATCATGGGTGCCGCGAAGATCCCGCGCACCGACGCAGGCATGGTGCAGCTGCAGAACGCGCTCTCTGGGGCGCTTCAGCGAGGCGTCGCGAGCGGCATCATCGCCGAGCTATCGGAGGATGACGATGGCGGGCCTTCGCCTCTCATCGAGGTGCCGCTCATCTCCGAGATGGATGACCTCCTGCCGCGCGGCGTGCGGATGAGCTTTAGCTTCAAATTGGCCGGAGCGGTGCACGCGGCAACCGTCACTGGGGTCGTGATTCTGTAAGGACAAGGAGCCGACGATGCTATTCGCCACCTACGATCCCAAGCAAACGATCCTCGACTGGGGCGGGCTGATGGTCGTCGGCTTTGCCGAGGGCTCCATGATCACCATCGAGCAAGCCGAGGACGACTACGAGATGTCGTCTGGCGCGGCAGGCGACGTGGTGCTCAGGCGGATGCAGAATCCGACCGGCTCAGTCACGTTCCGCCTGCAGGCGGAGTCGCCGAGTAACTCGATCCTCGGCGCGCGCGCGACCACAAGCCGCAGGTTCGCCCCGGTGGTCCTGCCGGTCATGATCCGCAATCTGGGGCAGCTCACGCAGTGTGCGGCGCCGTTCGCGTGTCTGTCCAGGCCGGCCAACGTGGAGTGGGCCGCTGAGGCAGGCGTGCGCGAGTGGGTGCTGCTCACCGCTGGGCTAGAGATTCTCAGCGGAGGCGCCATCGCTCTGCCGGGGCTGTGAGGTGAGATGTGAAGCAGCTCAAGACCGAGACAAAGACCATCGGCGGGATGCAGGTCATGACGACCCAGCTACCGCCCTTGCGCGCGCTCGGACTCATGTCTCGGCTGCGCAAGGCAGGCGGGGCGGCGGGCGCAGAGGTGTCGCTAGCCGAACTGCTTCTCTCGCTGCCGCCGGATGAGTCCAAGGGTCTCGCGTGCGAGTCACTGGTTCACACCAGTGTCATCGTCGATGGGCAGAAGGTGGACCTCACTAGCGAGTCAGCAATCGACTCTGCGTTCACCGGTAGATTGCCTGCTCTGTTCGAGGTGGTGACGTTCGCGCTCGAGACCACGTTCGCGGATTTTGGAGACGCCGCGCCGGCATCAAGCAGCGCCCCAGCCGACGCGGCAGCGGAGAAGGCGAGCGCCTCGATCTAGACGACGACATCGCCGAGGGATGGCCGGTGTGGCGGCTGTGGCTGGAAGGCAAGTTGAGCATGTCAGAATTCGACCAGATCCCTCTAGAGATGATCGACGCTGCTAACCGCGCGCTGGACGCGTGGCAAGACGCCGAGGCGCGCGCGATCACGAAGGCGCAGAAGGGTAGACGATAGTGCAGGTGGCCAGCCTTTTTGCGCGCCTCAGCCTTCAACCCGATAGGCGATCTTTCTCCGCCGGCGACGCGCTGCTCAAGCGCACACGTCAGGCGCTGATTGGTATCGCGTCGTTCAGGACCTTCAACTTCTTCAAGCGGATGGTGACCGACACGACGCAGTCTGCCGCGCGATTCGCGGATCTCTCAAAGCGAGTCGGGGTCTCGGTTGAGTCCCTGCAACAGCTCGGCCATGCCGCGGACATGGGTGGCGCCCCTCTAGATAGGCTCATCCGAGGTTTTGAAAACCTGGGCAAGAATGCGCTGGCAGCCAAGAAGGGCGGCGAGGACCAGCAGAAAGCTTTCAGCAAGCTCGGCGTGTCATATCGAGATATCGTCAAAGGAACCATTCCCCTAGACGATGCACTGATGCGGATCGCAGACCGTTTCCAGGCGATGCCTGACGGTGCACAGAAGACCGGCCTCGCGATGAAGGTCTTCGGGATGAGGTCCGGCCCGCAGCTGATCCCGTTTCTCAATGAGGGAAGTGCCGGGATAGCTAAGCTGCGCAAGGAGTTCGTCGATCTGGGCGGCCAGATTGACGGCAAGACGATTGCGCAGTTCGAAGAGTTCGACGATACGCAGAATCGTATGAAGGTGGCCCTGTCTGGCCTGCGTAATGAGTTCGCAACGGCGCTTCTTCCCCATTTGCAGCGTGGGGCAACGTCGGTTCTCAACTGGGTAAAGGCTAATCGACAGCTGCTATCGCAGAAAGTCGAGTCGTTCGTTCGTGGCATCGTCGGCGCAGGGCGCGTTCTCTTCAGCGTGATGAGCACCGTCGTCAACGTAGTCGGCAAGGTGACCGGGGTGTTTGGTGGTGCCGAGAGAACGGTGAAGCTATTAGTCTCAGCGTTCCTGGCGTTCAAGACGCTCGGCATGATCCAGTTCTTCGCTGGGATGATCCTGAAGCTGCGCGGGGTCGCGGTGGCAGCGGATGGAGCGGCTGCCTCCATCGGCGCTCTCGGTGCCGCACAGGCGGCCGGCGGCATCGGTGGCGCGGCAGGAGCCGTCGCTGCCGGGCAGGCAGGCAAGACCGTCGGGCTATTGGGCGGGATGGGACGAACGCTTGGCGGGGTCCTGCGGGTCTCTACGCGCTTCCTGGGGTTCCCGGGGCTCATCGTGGCTGGGCTGACGCCGCTCTTCATGAAGTTGCTTAGCGGGTTGTCAGAGCCAGAGAGGACGCCAGAAGAGAAGAGGGAGGAGCGCGCCTCTGCTTCTGGCTTCCTCCAGGCACCTGCTTTTATGTCGGCTGCGGCCGCGCAAGGGATCGTCCCGACCGAGGACGAGGTGAAGCAGTTCCTCCAGGCAGGGCGGCTGGGTGCAGTGAGCTCGGTGAAACTGCAGCGCCCGGATAAGGGTGAGGTGAGGATCGACGTTGGCGGCATAACCATCAACGCTCCGGGCGCCGACAAGGCGGAAATCATCAAGCTCACCGCGGAAGAGATCGATCAGCGCCTGCGCCAGGCGGGGGAGGCGATCGAGTAATGCTGATCATCGACGGCTACCGTATCGACGCTGAGCTCTCTGGCGATCACACCACCGAGAACGAAGTCACCGAGCACCCAGTAGAGGAGGGCTCGGATATCGTAGATCACGTCAGGGCTCGACCGTTCGAGTTGACGGTGGAGGGCATCGTCTCCGATACGCCGTTCGGCGAGCTTAGAGAGCAGCGTCTCCGAGAAGCAGGTCGCCTTGACCTGCTGGATCTCGCCGGTGACGTGGAGCGCATCGAGCACGGCGCTCGCGCCTACGACAAGCTTCGGTTCATCTTCGAGCGCCGGCAGCCGGTAACGATTCAGACCTCGGCTGGGATCTTCGAGCGGATGGCGCCGTTGCGCCTATCTCGCCCGACGTCGGCGCGTGAGGGAGACGCGTGCAGATTTGCAGCGACGTTCCGACAGGTGCGGCTCGTTGCCAATGAGCGGACGCTGGTTCGTACTCCGCCGATCGCAGCGAAGAAGGTCAACCTTGGCCACAAACCGGTATTCGAGATCCAGACGTTCGAGTCGAAGGATGCGCAGGCGGCCGAGGTAAAGCGGAACATCGATCGGATCCAAGATCATCAAGCTGCACCGGTAGGACGCCGCGAACGCGTGTTCGGCGGGCAGGACTCGCCATCGGGCGGGTTTGCGAGTGAATTCTGATGGCCGCTATCCTTCCATTCATTGCGTCGATTGCTAGGTATCGCTTTGCGACCACTATCGAGAATCGCGTCTACCTGCTAGACGTGCGCTGGAACAGTCGCGCTGAGTCCTGGTATTTCGACATGCTATCGGAGGACGAAACGCCGCTGAGGCGCGGGATGCGGCTAGTGCTGGGCTCGTTCCTCGGCGTGCGCGCAGCAAGTGATGAGCTGCCCCATGGCGCGCTCATGGCCATCGACAGAACTGGGCAAGGTCGCGAGGCCGGATTCGATGACCTGGGCGATAGAGTCGTCGTCTTCTATTTTACCCGCGACGAGGTGTCGTCGGCATGACCGCCCTCTTCGATCGTCGTGTAGCTCTCACGATCGCTAAGCCGCGCGGCCTACTCGATGACACCGGTGCGAACGCCGTGGTGGTAACGGACCTGCGCGTCGAGTTCCGCGTTGACAAGTCGCTCTCGTCGGAGCCGAATACTTGCTCAATCACCGTCTACAATCTGGCCGAGCGGACTCGCTCCCTGTTGCAAGACAAGCCGACGCTCATCCGCCTAGATGCCGGGTACGAAGGGAGTATGAGCCGGCTGTTCGTCGGTGACCTCGTTTTCTCCGAGTCGATGCGCACCACGGCAGACTGGGAATCCCGTCTGCAGGTTGCCGACGGATCGCGCGCGTACAAGGCGAGAGTGAATCGCGGCTACGCGCGCGGGGTTCAGGCGCGCGATGCGCTGCGAGAGATTGCCCAGGCAATGGGTACGTCACCGCCGCGAAATATCGAGGGAGCGAGCGAACTCCTGTCCTCATATAGCGCCGGGCTGGTGCTCGACGGTCCCGCCCATTCGGCGCTCACGAAGCTACTGGGTGCGCACGGACTCGAGTGGTCGATTCAGGATGGACACCTCCAGATCCTGCGACCGAACGACGTACGACCTGATCAGGCGGTCCTAGTGAGCCAGGAGACCGGGATGATCGGGACGCCGGAGCATTCGGCGCCGAAGGAGAACGGCGGCAAGCCGACCCTGTCGGTTCAGACGCTACTCGACCCTCGTATCCATCCGGGCGGCAGGATCGCGCTAAGGGAGCCGGGTAGGCTGTACAAGGTAGAGCGCGTGAGCCACACGGGGGATTCACATGCCGAAGCCTGGGAGACGCACGTGGAAGCGGTGGCACGATGAGCAGCCGCACCCCATCCCTCGCCGAGGTCCTTCGCCGGCACCAGCAGGCAGGTCTCTCAGGCGTCCACACGGCGCTCCCAGGGCGCGTGGAGAGGTACGACGCGGCGACCCAGCGCGCTCACGTCAAGCCGCTCCTGAGGCGGGGCTACGCGGACGAGGAGGGGGTCCGGCAGACGGAGAGTTTGCCGGTCATCACCGATGTTCCGGTGGTGTTCCCCGGAGCTGGCGATTTCTCGGTGATCTTCCCGATCGCCAAGGGAGACACGGTGCTCCTGGTGTTCGCCGAGGGGTCGCTCGACCGGTGGCTCACCAAGGGAGGCGAGGTCGATCCGCAGGACGATCGGCGGTTTTCGCTGACCGACGCTATCGCGATCCCAGGGCTACGGCACGGTCCAATAGGCGGCAGCGCTGAGCACAAGATCGAATTCACGTCGAGCGAGATCAAGGCAGGTGGTAACCAGCAGCTCGCGACGAAGGCTGACCTCGACGCGCTGAAGTCGGCTATCAGCGGCGCCGCGACCACGCCAAACGACGGTGGCGCAGCGTTCAAGGCGGCGATTCTGGCCGCGCTCAGCTCATGGCCGACTGGCACCCAAGTACTGAAGGGCTCCTGATATGCCTCTCATTAATGACCCGATTACGGTTGCGCTAAACGCGGATGGAGATGATGTGCTGTTTCCGCTGCGGCACCTGTCCGGGATCGACGCCGTGGTGCAGGGTATCAAGGTCCGCCTCAAGACCTTCCGGGGCGAGTGGTTTCTCAATCTTGACCACGGGATACCGTATCTCGAGCGCGACGGGGTATCCGAAGCGGAGGCGTTACTCGGGCAGAAGTTCAGCGAGCCAAAGGCAAGGTCCGCTTTCCGCCCAGCGATTTTAGCGTGCCCCGGCGTACAGGAGATCGTCTCTCTCTCTATCACTTTCGACAGCGCAACCAGGACGATGACAGTTGAGTTCTCGGTGCGGACCGAGTTCGGTGATAGCTTTGTGGAAGAAGTGGAGATTGGGTAATGGCCAAGCCAACCGAAGTCCCCGGCTGGGACCCAGACGATGACGATGTCATTGAGCCTAACGCCGGAAAAAAATTGGCCGGTTGGGCTCCTGGTGAGAGACCACCGGCTCAAACGTTCAATTTTTTTTGGAGATCAGTATCGAGGTGGATTGATTACCTAGACGAGGGCGACCTTGAGGTCGGAGAGGTCTATCACGGAGACAGAAAACTCATCATCAGCCCGGCGTCGTTCATCGTCCACAACGGACCGTCAGGCGTCTCTATTGGAGCATTTGAATCGGGGCTGTCTTCTTCTGCAGAGGAAGACGCCGCGGCTGTGCCAATCAACCTAAGGGCAGGGGACCGGGTCAAAGACATCATTCTCTACTTTTCTTCCGTCGCAGGCACCCCGTTCATCGATTTCTACCGAGTGCCTCGCGCAGCTCCGGGGAGCCCGGTCAGCGTGGCGAGCGAGAACGTGTCGGCTGGCGAGGTGCCGCTCGGCCCCGGGATCGATCACACCATCCTGGAGGACTCCTCTTATGCGGTAGTGATCGAGTCCAGCGGGGCCGGGGACACTGCTCTAGTCAGCTACGTAGAAGTCATTTACGACAGGCCCGCGCCGTGATCTCAGAACGCAGAGCTGGCGATATCAGAGACATCGTGGACCTGTTCCCATTCCGGTCTCAGGTGTTCGCCATCTCCGTATGCCTCTCCCATTTGGTCGAGCGCGGCATGGAGGAGCTCATGGGAGATGTCGTCGGCTGGGAACGGCTCACTCACGACCCGGGTGACGATATGGATCTCGGGACGGTAGAAGCGGCCAGATCCGTAGTAGGCAGGGACGCAGTCTCCAGATTCGATTGGGAAGCAATCCATATCGAACCACAGAATGTCCGGGATCTCGAATTGCCGCCCGGGCGCGAGCAGGCGCTCGCTCCACTCTCCCATCGCAATCTCGGCCGCCACATCTACTCCCTCTGGGGGATCGACCGGTTCTCCGGGCAGTGGCGGGGCGCAAGCAACCAGCAAGGTCAGGGCGGCGATCGAAAAGCGCATGATCTAGGAGCGTATCATGGCTGAGCTGACCCTAGAAGGGCTGGTAATCAGATCGCTCCAGGATATTCGCGAGGAGATCAACGCCGAGGTCCACAGCCGTATCGCACCATCGATCGACATGTCCGACGGATCGATCGAGGGACAGTGGGCTGGAATCGTTGCAGAGCAGATTGCGCTTGCCGAAGAGGGGCTCGAGCTCGTCAACGGGTCGCTCGACCCGGACTCGGCTACAGGTGCGCAGCTTGACGCCATCAGCGCACTCACGGGCACACTGCGGCGCGAGGCGCGGCCCAGCCTGGCGGCGCTCACGCTCACCGGCACGCCTCTCACGATAGTCTCGGAGGGCAGCCGCGCAAGCCAAACAGTGACCGAGGTGGAGTTCGTCACCCTCGAGGACGCAACGATTGAGGAGCTCGACGCGTGGGAGGCAGATACCTCCTATGCGCTAGGTAGCCAGGTCACGAACGACGGCAACGCCTACGTGGCTACGGTCGCCGGCACCAGCGACTCGAGCGGCGGCCCTACTGGCGAGGACAGCGTCATCGTGGACAACACGGTGACTTGGCGATTCATGGGTGAGGGCACCGGCGCCATCGACGTGCCATCGGCGGCCGCTGAGGTAGGCCCAACGCTGGCGGTAAGCGGCACCATCACCGAGATCGAGACCCCGGTCTCTGGCTGGAACGGGGTTATCAATCTACTGGACGCGACGCTAGGACGACTCGAAGAGACCGACGAGGATCTTCGGCTGAGGCGCGAGCTCGAGCTGGCCGCGAGCGGGTCGAGCACGAAGGACGGTATCCGCGCCGCGTTGCTGCAAGTCACTGGCGTCACAGCTGTGACCGTGTTCGTGAACAACTCGATGGTCACCGACCCTGACGGGATGCCACCCAAGAGCGTTGAGGCGCTCGTGCAGGGCGGCGATGACCAGGACATCTGGGATTCGCTACTCGCCAACGTTGCCGCTGGTATCGAGACGCACGGCACCGAGGACGGCACTGCAGCTGACTCGCAGGGCACCGAGATCGACGTCTCGTTTTCGCGGCCTGAAGAGATTGAGATCTACATCGACATCGAGCTCCACGTTGACCCGCTGGTTTATCCGTCCGACGGTGACGATCAGGTCAAGCTAGCGATCGTGCTGTTCGGCGACGCGCAGCCGACCGGCAAAGACGCAGTGGCGTTCTCTCTGGGTGCGCAGGCGTTCAAGGTGCCAGGCGTGCTCGACGTACTCTCTATCGACATCGGCGCCTCACCAAGCCCGAGCGGTAGCACGACGATTGCGATCTCGCTCAGGCAGTTGGCGCAATATGATACGAGTAGAATACTCGTAGACAGCAGTTCTACGGGAGTTCCATGATGCCAAAAATCACGCGCCCACTAATTGACCGACTGCTCGCCAAGGTAAACGTAGATCCAGACACTGGGTGCTGGATATGGAATGGATATCGTGCAGTAGGTTATGGACAGATCCGTCGAGGGAGGCGAGGAACTTCGTTGGTAGGAACGCACGTAGCGGCATATGAGCATTTTGTCGGTCCGGTGCCAGACGGTCTCGAGCTTGACCATCTATGCAAGACACCTCCTTGCTGCAATCCGCGGCACCTGGAAGCTGTCACGCACGCAGAGAACCTACGACGAAGTGACATACCATCGGCGGGGGGACGGGCAATGGGCGCGATCCAGAAAGCGAAGACGCAATGCCCAAAAGGTCACGAGTACACTGATGGAAACACAATCATTTGCCAAGGAAAGCGAGTCTGTCGTGCGTGCAAAAACAGAAGGGCCTCTGAAAGATATATACGGATCCGTGAATCCAAGGGATTCGCGGTAACCAGCAAGTACAGTTCCACGGGGGTGCCGTGATGGCCGGCAAGTACCGCACACTGAGCGAGGCGAGTGCGGTCATTCAGCGCCTCGAGGCAAAGGTAGCGGAGAACGAGCAGGGGCGCGCGGCTCTGCTCCGACGCAACCAGGCGCTACGGGACGAGTTTTTTCTCAACGGCGGCGGCGCGCTGGCGATCGACGTGCGGACATTCGGCGCCAAGGGAGACGGCGTCACCGACGACACGGCGGCGATTCAGGCGGCGATTGACGGGGCGCCCGCGGACTCTGAGCTATTTTTTCCGCTCGGCATATACTTAATTAGCCGCCCCTTAAACTACACCAACAGAGTCCGTCTCGCGGGTACATCCCGACGAGGGTCAACTCTTCGCTGCGTGGCATCGGGCTGGTCTGGCTCGGAGATTTTAAGGAACTGGACCGACGCTGACTGGGCCGCCGGTAACGATGGGAACCGACCGAACACTACAGCGAACCCACAATATTACCCGCAGATTGAGTTTCTTAGGTTTGAAACAAACGGTAACGAAGACATCACATGCCTCTCCTGGGTGCATATGCAGGAGAGCGGGTACATGCAACACTTGTCGTTTAGCAGCGCAGCGTCGGGTACGGTCGCGATTGGTCTTTGGGCAAACTCTGACGTTCAGGGTTCCCACAATGGAGGGGAACTTAGCCACATAGTCTGCTATGGCAGCAACTGGAAGCGAGAACTGCATGTCCAAGCCTCTGGTTCCGACCTCCACGTATCTGAGTGGACGGCTGCGCCTACGCTACACAGCGACTCGCCGTTCTACCTGCACACCGTCATCGATATCACGATGGACAACATGCACGTGGAAGCGACGCTGGACGGTACGGCTCCGGCCGATGCGGCAATTTTCGAGGTCACCAACTGCAAAGGGTTTTCCCTGCGGGACAGCTTCTACAGCTGGACGGTCGCTCTCCCCCGCCCGTTCGTTGCGGCGCGGAATACCGGAGGTTCGGGAAACGGCCGAACGAGCCCAGCCCTGTCCTCGGTAAAGTTTCACTCGGAAGGCGGCACGGGCACGTTCAGCGGAAACTTTCTGCTGGACACAATGCAGTCGGGCCTTTCGCGCACCATTGTTCTCGCAGACCCGGTGCACGTGAACTACTACGATGGCATAGGGTTCTCATACGCGCGCGACAGTGGGTCCGCATACCGAAGGACCGTTTTCACCGACGCGGTAGAAAAAACAACCGCAACTGGCGGCGGCGGAAACATCCACAACTACGCCCCCGGTAACGCCTCCATCCTCGAGGTGCTCAAGGACAACACTACGGCGGGGCTAAGCATCAGCGGGTTTAGCCTCTCCCAGGTTGATGGCCGCCAGCTACTCGTGGTCGCTGTTCACGCTGCGGGGACAACAACTCTAAGGCACGAAAATACAGGCTCTCTGGAGGAAAACCGTATTGTGTGCCCAGGGGCCACGGACCTGACGCTTACCCGAGGACAGGCAGCGACCCTGCGTTACGACAGCGTTGAACAGCGCTGGTTTGTGATTTCGAGCTCGTAATGGCCCCCGGTGACCTACCTCTCAACGAACTAACATGAGCAACCTCCGCAACTTCCTCGCCGCTCTCGTGTCGCCTCTACAAGAGGTAGAAGACGCGATGCTCGCCATCCTGGAGCAGCGCTCGATCGACCTTGCGGTAGGTGTACAGCTCGATGCGCTCGGCAAGCTCGTCGGGCAGCCGCGACTTGGCCTGGACGATGAGACTTATCGCCGTTACGTGCGCGCCCGCGTGGCGACGAATCGCAGCGACGGCAACATCGAGGACGTCATCAAGGTGTCTAACCTCGTCGTATTCGATCCCGACGCATACCTTGAGATCGTCCCGGAGTACCCAGCCGCGTTGACTCTGCGGGTGAGCGGCGTAGAGATGAGCGACGAGCTGGCTACCGTCCTCATTAGCTTCCTGCGCGATGTCGTTAGCGCCGGCGTGCGGATCTTGCTCGAGCACCATGGCAATGATCTGGACGAGATGTTCGCGTTCGAGGGAGAAGATCCGGGGCTTGGTTTCGGTGGGCAAGGGCTGGCGCTGCACCTGGAGCGGGCGTCGAGCCAGTACGCCGGCGTGACAGCGCCGACCGGGCTCGGGTTCACGACGACACTGACACTTCGTGCGTGGGTCCGCGTCTCGAGCCTCCCGGGCGCCAGCGAGTACTACACGATCTGCGGCAAGGGGAACATCAACGGACAGCGCTCCTACGTGATGTACCTGCACGCCTCCGGCTCCACGCAGCGACTCGCGTTCTGGTCATCCGCTGACGGCGCGGTCGGGCCCTTCAACTACGCGACCGTCCCTCTGGTGGTTGATACGTGGCATCACGTGGCAGTCACGTTTGATGGTGAGGCTGGCTCGACGGTGCAGGAGCGGATCCACTTCTACTTCGACGGCATCGAGTACCCGATAACGCAGAGCGATGGCAACGAGGCGAGCATCTTCGATGGCACGAGTTCGTTCGAGGTCGGAGGGCGGTCTGATGTCGCTCGCTACTTCAACGGCGACCTCCGCAACGTCCAGATCTACGACCGCGCGCTCACCGACGAAGAGATCGCCTCGCTCGACTTTCCGGTTAGCACCGACGGGCTGCAGGGCTCCTGGCCTCTTGACGGCAGCTACACCGACTTCTCTGGCAACGGCAATACGCTCACGCCGGTGAATGCCCCGACATTCGAGGATGGCGAATACGATCCGGTAGGCGGGCTCCTGGCAGGAGTCGCCGAATGAAAAGGATCGACGTTGTCGCCGCAGCCGACGCGCGGTTGTTGCAGCAGTTCCTGGTAGGCAACGCGCCTGAGTCTGTTGCTCCAAATCAGCCGCCGATGGCAGCGTTCTCGTTCGTAGCAGACGGTCTATCCGTCGAATTCACCGACGAGTCCACAGACGCGGACGGCACCGTAGTCGCTTGGCTCTGGGACTTCGGCGACGAGTCCGATCCCGAGTATAAGACCGACCAGCACCCGACGCACGAGTACGCCGAGGACGGCGAATACACGGTGCGGCTGACGGTCACGGATGATGATGGGGCGACGGTGTTTGTGGAGCAGCAGGTGGAGGTGAGCGAGGTGGTGCCCACCGACGGGCCAGACAGTTGGTATCTGCCGACTGAAGAGAGCCACTTCACGACGCTCGGGCTCGCGATCCCAGACTACATCTGGACCTGCGACGAGGCGAGCGGAGATCTCATCGACAAGGTCACCGGACTAGCACTCACGGCCTTCGGGACGCCGTCTTATCAGCAGTCGGTATCGGGGTGGTCGGCACCTTTTGTTGGCGTGGACGGATCGGCCGGCGAGGCATTCGCGTCCGTGGCCGCCGGGACCGACCTGGCGGCCGGCGAGTCGTTTGCGATTCTCGTTATCGGAGTACCCGACACACCGGCGGCGGGCCTCACCTGGACCACGGCCGGAGGCGGTACAGATCGCACTCTCATTAATGCCAGTGGGCTAGTGTTTACACAGCACAATGGCGTGCTCTCCTCATCTGGAGCTCAGGATCACACCACCGGCGCGGTCCATCAATTCCTCTGGTACCGCGACGCTACCGCCAATCTTAGTGGTACTCGCACAGATCTCGAGCACATCCCCGGCACGCACGACGAGTCTGCGAGTAGCGACCAGAGGACCGGCGTTGGCGCCCCCGCCGGCGCAGCAACATCTTGTGCTGGGAAGGTAGTCCTAGTGTGCGTCTGGAAGGACGCAAACGCAGAGCAGGACTGGGACGCCTACCTCGCCACGATGAGGGGGGAATGACCGGCCGCGACACGACCCCGCCCCGCCCCCTCGCCTGGTGGCAACACCTGAGCGCGACCTGGAAGGCGATCTCGGTCCTAATCGCGGTGGCTATAGCGGCCAGCAGCGCGGCCCTGTACATCCAGCGCTACGTGACCAGCGACGAACTGGCGCCGCTCCACGACGCGGACCGAGTGCTCGACGGACGCGTGCGCCAGCTCGAGCACAGAGGCGCTGCGATCGAGGCGACCATGGAGGCGACACGCGAGGCCGCGCAGGAGACGCGCGACAGCGTCAAGTCCCTGACTGAGCACCTGCTCAAGCACCCGGAGGAGCCATGAGAGTCGCCCTCGCTGCGCTCCTGCTCTCGTGCCACCCACCGGCACCGGATGCCCCCGCTCCGCCGCCCGAGTGCGAGTGCCCGCCGTCTGTCAGGGCGGAGATGCGCGAGGTCATGCTGGAGCGGGATAGTTGTCGCGCCGAGCTCGAACAGACCGCGTCCGCACCAGCCAAAGTCCACACTCGGATCGTCGAGCGACAAGCGCCGGTGACCCGATGCGCGCCGCCGCGTCTAGAGAGCGTAGACACGTGGGAGTGCCAATCTGGCGTCCTGTGCCTGGACGCGCCGAATCAGGCCAGGTACTCCACGAACGCGCTCAAACTGCGGCAGTACTTCGCCTGCGAGCGAGGTGAGCAATGACCAGGAGGACGCTTGAAGGCATCGATGATCCGGCGGCCGCGTGCGCGCGAACGGCGAGGCAAGGATCGACAGAGGGAGCCACGCCGTGAACTACTTCGGGAACCATCTCCTGGGTTTGAGCGTCGCCGTGAGCAATGTCGGCGCAGATTGCTCGCTGCCATGCGTGCACGGCCGCCTATCCCGTAGGAGTACGCGATGACCTACGTGGCGATCAGCGGATGGGCGGCGTTCGGAATGGTCGCAATCGCGCTAGCTGTTCTCGCCCTGCGTCGCGCCGGACTAGTCGAGGAACGCGACCAGCAGAAGGCCCGCGCGGTCGCCGCCACCACCCATGCTCAGGCGCTCGCAGAGCAGCTGCACGCTCTGACCGATGAGCTAACCGAGGTGCGCCTTCGCGCCGGCGCAGAGCTGCGACAGCTGCGAACTGAGCTGCAGTTCTGCGCCGATCATTACGACGATTGGTCAGACGAAAGACTCCGGTCAGAACTCGAGAGACTCACCACGCCGAGGAGCAAGTCGTGACCCGCGAGGAGACAGCCGCGCGCCTGACCCGGCTTGCTGTCTGGGCTGCAGCGATCTGGCTCGCTGCCGTGATAGCTACGCTGGCGGCTGGATGCAGGAGGAAGCAGGAGGCGACTCTACCGCCGCCGGTCACGATCGAGCGCCGCGGGTGCATAGGAGACATCGGCGAACCGCCCGAGCCAGAGAACATCGACGTTATGGGTGTGGCCGACGGCTGCCCGGCGCCGTACCTGGTTTGCCTAACGCGCGACTCGACTATCGAGCTCGTGCGCTATTTGACTGCATTACAGCGCTGGTCCTCGGCGGCGTACGTCCGCTGCGGGCCGCTACCCGAAACACTGGATGGAGATGAGCCATGAAGACCCTGCACGCCGTCATGATCGTTTTGTTGTTCGCCATGGCCACCGCATTGCTTATGCGTGTCGCGATCGCGGACCCCGGCGACCCGGTCCCGACCTGGATCGCGGACGCTGCTCCGGTTGAGGGCGCGACCGTCGAGGTCACCGTCCCGGATCCGGGCGAGGATACCGGAGGGTTCGCCGAGGCCACCTACTCCGCGATCAAGGCAGGGCAATGGCTGGTCGCCGCTGGTCTCGTACTGATCGGTCTCGTCTACCTGGCGCGGCGATTCGGTGGCAAGGTCTGGCCGTGGATCGCGACTGACCGGGGCGGCGTGGTTGCTACGCTCGTCCTGAGCCTAGTAGGCGCCGTAGCTCACTCGCTGGCGGTGGGCGAGCCAATGTCGTTGGCGATGTTGATGGCTGCCCTTGGCGTCGCATGGACCGCTTCAGGCGGGTGGTCGCAGCTGCGGCGGCTATTCGCACCGCCGGACAAGGAGTAGCCGTGCGCGCCATCTTACTGGCTCTCGGGATCGCCAGCTGCGCCCGTCCCGTAGTAGCTGTGCAGCCAGTACGCTTAGAGGCCACTCTCTACTGCGCCAGCGCACGAACTCTCGGTGGCGACGCACTGCTCTGCACGTCCTGGGACCGGCTCTGCGTCTGGGCTCAGGAGCGAGCGAGCAAATCGACCAAGGTGCTAGCTGTCACCTCGTGCGACCAGGCGCGCGTCACCGTAACCACCACTCAGGAGTAGAAGTCCCATGGCGAGCCACCACAGCGGCAACGGCAGCGTCCTACAGGTAACTGCGGACGAAGAAGAGACCGATCCCGGGATCCGCGATCGCGTGACGATGCGCGCGGTGATGGCCGAGATCCGGCGCATGACCGGATCCGTGGACCGGTTCGCCGAGGTCGCAGCTGAGATGCGCGAGTCGTCCAGGGTGCTGGCGACGTCCGTCTCCGGTCTGCGCCGACTCGTCATCTGGTCAGCTACCGGGTTCGGCGCCGCGATCCTACTCGCCGTCGCGATGTACTGGACTCGGACGTGAGCGAGCCGTATCGCGTGCCGCCACCGCCTAGGACAGTCGAGGTGATCGACGAGGACGAGGCGGCTGCGTGGAGGCACATATTGGCGGGACAGATCGTACTCCACCGAGACGGCTGCCCAGCTGAGGGCGGCGGAGCGTGCGAGTGCGAACTAAGCGTGGAGGATTGGATAGGATCGGGGGCGGCGGCTTAGCGAATAATTGCCGTTACCCCAGCCGCCAGCCAGGCCCCATCCGTGGACCGCATACGATTCCGGTTGATCCTGGTCACGACTCCAAAGCTGAGCCAGGCCCACCATTTCAGGTGGACCGTGATACGGCACTGCCCGAGGGCGATCGTCTCGACGTCAACCGATCTGACTGCGAGGCAAATCTCACGGGCATGTGCCTCAATGGCCGCCGGAGTTCCCTCCATGCCAGCGAGTCTGGCCTGCCACTCGTATCTGTGGTGCATGGCCTAACCTACCCCCGTCTCACGCTCCAGTCGATCCAGCTGCGATCGCACCGTCTCGGCGACCGAGGTCTCGAGCTCGTCGGCCACGCGGCGCCAGCGCTCCTGCTCCTCCTCGGTGACGCGGACGTAGATGTAGCGTTCGCGTGGCGGCCCGCCGAGCCGCTCAGGCTCCCAGTCCGACCCGTCCGCGGCGATGTGTCTGCCGCTGTGGTGCTCAGCCAGGTCACAGACGTGGTCGGCGTCGATCGGATCGACCTCACCGCAGCGGGCGCGGGTACGCGGGCGGCCCCGGCCGCGCTTGCAGGGGGCGGTCATACGGACCCACACCCGTCGCACGGGGCCGGGCAGCCCTCGGCCTCGCGCAGGATTGCACGAGCCTCGCGCAGCGTCGTGCACAGGTGCGTGTGCCGCTCGCTGATCTCAAACGCAAGGCCGGGACGGGTGATCGCCTCGTAGCGCCACTCGGGCGCATCGTCGGGCAGGTAGACGATCGCGCCGTTCGGGTGCAGTTCGACCACCCACTCGTCAGGCTCGAGCCACTCGGGCGACGGGATGCGGGGGGTGGTCATGGTCCTACCACGATAGCGCCGTCGGACTCGCGGCGGTACGGCTCTACGCGCCACCCGCCGGGGGGGACTTCGTGCTCGGGTATTTCTTGTCGAGCGATATGAATCGCCTCTTCCAGGGTCCATCCTCGCGGCGGCGGCTCGAGTGCCGTCCACGTGCTGTCGGGGAATCGCCGCACGACGCGGATTCGGCGATACTGGTCGGTGTCTTGCTCCACGCAGATGGCATAGCGTCCGTTACTTCGACGTAGCCAGATGGTCATCAGATCCACTCCGGGTCGAATAGGATGCGCTTCTTGTCGGACCGGGACTCCGGGAACGCGCGGTCAGCGGACTGCTGGGCGGTCTCGCCCGGCAGGATAGCGCACACCCCAGAGTTAGTGAGCCCCCATCCCGGGTACCAGGTGACCCGGACGTGCGTAAGGTGCGCCTCGACAGTGCGGATAATGTCGATCTGTCCGCGCCTGTTCTTGCGCGAGGTGTACTTGTTGCTGGTCATCAGCGCACCTCCTCCGCCGCCTCGGCTGCGGCCCTGTCACGGCCACGCCGGAGGATCTCGGCGATTTCGGCCGTCGCCTGGTCTGCGCGAAGGGATCCCTCCTTCGTCGGGTACGGCACCTGCCCGCCAGCTGTGGAGAGCTGCGCCACCTCGTAGCGATCGCGGTCGCTGGTGCAGACGGTAACTCCCTCCACGAGCCGTCCGTTCTGCCAGCCGTAGTAGCGACTTGTGGTGGCTGTGTGGCGGTACCAGCCTGAGGTGGTTACGGGTTCGCGGGTCACAGGAGACCTTCCTTCGCGGCGAAGTCGTACAGGGCCGCGGCGCGAACCTGGCGCTCGTCGGCACGCCGATCCGGGGTAGCCATAAGTGCCTCCCAGCCGTCGTACACGCGTCGGAACCGGGCGAGCTCTTCCTCTGAACCCTTGCGTCCGCGGCGAGTAGCTACGGCGAGCTCGTCAATTGCGTCCTGGGCGGCGGTGAACTCGGCTTCGGTGATTGTACGGGTCATCGTCTCTGCTCCTATCTGCGGGCCGCGTCGTGCTGCCCTGATATAGAGACTATGCGCCTTTTCTGGTGACGGCGCAATGTCATTTGTCGAAAAATCGACAGACGGAACGAGAAAAATGTAAGTACTCGATTATCTTGATAATCCAGCCACGATGTAGATCCGCTCGTGCGTCGGGTCGTGGGCCAGGCGCCGGACCCGGGCGGGGTACGGGCCAACGTTGCCACCGATCGTGTGAACGATACCGCCGTCGAGTCTCTCCACGAGCTCGACGTGGCCCTGCCAGGAGCCGGCCTTTCCGCGATGCCACGCGATCAGGTCACCGGGACGCGCACTGAGGTAGCTCTCGCGACGGACGCCGGCGTAGTGCGGGCCGGGGCGCACTGCGGCGACATTGCGCACGAGCTTTTTGGCGCCGAGCGATCTCGAAAACGGCAGAGCAACGCCGAGCCTCAGCGCCGCCTGCTCGTAGCAGTAACCGGCGAAGCCCGCGCACCACGACACCCCCTCGCGGCCGCAGTAGCGGCGCACGTGCGGGCCCATGTTGTTCGTGCCCCCCTCGCCGTTGCCGAGCTCCTCGTTTGCGACCACGAGCGCCATCTCGGGCAGCGACAGAGCAGTGGTCGGAACTTCCAGTTTTGGATGAACTGGAACGTCACTGGAAGATGGCTCCACCGCGGCGCCATACTGGATCGCGCGCACGACAGAGGCGACATACTCGAGGGTACGCGGACCGAATTTGCCGTCTCGAGTGAGCCCGTGCGATGCCTGCCAGGCCTCGACCAGTAGAGCGAGCTCGGGCTCAGATGGGCGGATCTGCTTGGCGTTGTAAAACTTGGCGGCTTCGAGGGCTGCTTTGGATAGGGCCATGCTGTTACTCCTCCGTAACCCGCCTTGCGCCGCGCCTTGTCGGTGCGGTCACGCAGCCGCTAGGCGCTCGCGCATTCTGGCCGAGAGCCCAGCACAGCGCCTGCTGAGCACCCTGTAGTAAGATGCGTTCGTCGAGTGACGTGTCGTGTCGCTCCAACAGCTGGCGAATGCGATCAAGCTCGCGATTAATGTCGTGGATGTTCTTCACGTATATTCGTTTCATTATTACTTCTTCCTCGCCGCGATGGCGGCGAACCAGTGGGCCCGCAGGCGTTCAGCTTCAGCGACTCGCTCGCGGTGAGAGAGATACGGCTCGCAATAACGCCCGGACAAAATCAGGGCACGCTCCCACTCCTCGTTGGATAGCGCGTGGCCGGGGAGACAGATGACGTCTAGTGCCTTCCCGAGCAGATATTGTAGCTCATCGGTGATGGGTAGTTTCACAGGTTCCTCCTCGTGTTTCCAGCGCTCCTCGGCACCCCGCGCATTACCCAGTAGTGACAACGGCAACCGCATGGCATCGTGGACGTGTCGGTGGTGGTCATTAGTCGCTCCAGGTGATGCGAGCGCAGGGGCACTCCCACTTCGGGTGCGGCTCGTAGTAGCTGGGCTCTACGGTCTCGGTCCAGACCAGCCGATGAACCCGCCGGCGTCGGCACCGTTGGCACCACGCGGCGCTCCGGTACGTGTCGGTGTAGACCTTGCGCGTGGCCGGGCCGCGGCAAACCGTGACGCCTGGCTCGACCTCGCTGCAGCAGGTGACGTGGGAGCTCATCGAGCCACCTTCTTGGCTTCGGACTCGCAGCTGGTCTCCCAGCGGTCACATCCGCGCCAGCGCTTGACCACGTCTGTGGACGGGCCCCCGGTGCCGCCCCCGGCGCGCATGGCGAGACGGCACTTCCAGTACACGCTCGCGTACTGGCGCCTGTAGAGGTGCTCACACGTGCCGCAGGTAGAGCCCTCAGGGCCGAGTGCGAACCCGAACGGGTGCAGTCCACGCAGCACCCGCAGATTGGCCGCCCTCCTGGCCGAGCTCGGGGTGTACCAGTCCGGCCAGTCGGAGGATGGTGGGAGTAGAGTCGGAGTAGAGTCGGAGCGGCTCATCGGGTCACCTGCTTGTCCTCGGACTCGCATCGGGTCTCTGGGCTTGCCTGCTCGGATACGTCAGCTCTTGGCCGCAGGATCCAGGTCGCCAAGTTCTCCCCAACCTTGGTCGCCAGCCCCGTGAGCAACGCGGACGCGGCCTCACGTGCAAGCGCTTTCGCCAATGCCCGGCTCATCGCGACCCCTCCCTCGACTTCGGGCGGGCCGGTGACTCCTCCTCCGCCCACATGACCGGCTGGTAGTAGACGTACATGGACCGGTCCGGCAGCCACCACAGAGGCCGCTCGTAGACCAGCCTGGTCTCGTGGCCGTCCGAGCGCATGACCACGCCCTCCCAGCCGCTCGGTGGCCGTCGCTCAGCGGTGCGGACCCAGCGGCGATCGCCGGGGACGGTCTCGCGGGCGCTCATCGGCTCACCTGCTCGGGGGTGGGGGAGACAGTTTTCCGCAGTACCACCAACGAAGACGGGATCTTGCCGGGCCGCGGAAAAATACGTTGACTACATGTCGGATATTGCTCGGCCCCCTTGGACTGGGGGTCTGGGGGTCGCAAGTTCAAATCTTGTCGCCCCGACAACTTAGCCCCCATCGAATCTCTCTGCGGAAAGGCTGCGGAAAGGTTCGATGGGGTCACTTACGCACCCTCCCCCGCCATTCGAAGGGGGTGCGAGGCGACTCCACCCGGAGCGAACCTGCATGTACTCCGCTGTGGCACTTCTGACAGATCCATCGGACATCGAGGGGCGCCGAGTAATCCTCATGATGAGCGTGGGCGCGCTCGGCCCCACAGGCCTCGCACGGCATCCTCACCAGAAGGCCCGCCTCGATGGCCCGGCGCACCTTGTCGTGCGCTCGAGCCTTCTCGGGGTACTTCACCCTGAACCGCTTGGTGTAGCGGTACGCCTCTGCTGAGACCCCGCCCTTCCAGTTGCGATTCCTTGCCCCTCGTTGGTCCATAGCTACTCCTTGAGCCTGAGAGTGACCCGCCGCTGGAGGGCGACGGACGTTGCCTCGGGGAGAGTGTAGTGCGCCCGGGTGATGCCCTCGTTGGCGTGTCCGAGGGCCTGGCTGACCACCAGGGAGCTCGAGCCAAACTCGGTGCCCAGGGTGGCGTGGGTCCCGCGGAGACCGTGGCTGCACACTCGAGGGACCCCAGCGATGGAGCAGAGCTTCTCCACCTGCCGGTTCAGCCACTGGTGTTCCGTGGTCGGGAACAGGGCGCCCCCGTCGCGGGCCGCATCCATGAGCAGATCCGTTAGCTCCGGCGAAACGTAGAGCGTCCTACGACCCGCCTCCGTCTTGGCGTCATCGATCCAGACCACCCGCCCGGCGTCGTCCACATCACGGGACTGAAGGCGAAGGATCTCGCTCGCCCTCATCCCCATCAACAGAGCCATCATCGACCCGAGCGCTCCTCTGTCACCGGTCCGAGCCAGGGCCGTGGCCACTGCCAGAAACTGTCGCGCCTCGTCGATGCGAAGCTGAGGCTTCCCTCGCCGTCGCCTACCGATGCCGTCCACATGGAGCAGCTGGTTCGCCTTGATGAAGCCACGCTTCTCAGCCCATCGTAGGAACGTGCGCGCCTGGTTGAGCGTGTTCCTGTGCGTGTCAACGGCCACGCGCCCCGCCAGGTTGTCGTATAGGCGCTGGCACCGCTGCTTGCTGAGATCGACGATGTACTCATCGGGATCGGTGAACATGCTGCGCAACCGATCCATGGTCGTGGAGATGCTGCGAGGCTTGTTGCCCTTCGCGACCTGGTACTCGCCATAGAGCTCGAACGCGCGGCTCACGGTGACCGTCTCCGCCTGGAGCTCTCGATCTGCGGCGAGTTTCTCCGCCCACGCTTCTCTTTCTCGCGCAAACGTCGTACTAGTACGCTGCCCCGTGGCATCGACGACGATGACTCGCCATCCGCCGCGGGGTTCTTCGTATGGTCCATAGACTCGTCCTCTTGTGTTGTTGCCTCGTCGCATAGATCCTCCAATGCGCGACGCGGCAAGATCCCGTGTCGGACGAGTCTACGCACAATCCGGTCCTCGATGTCAGCGGCGAGCTCTCGATCTCGACGGGTCACAGCCTAGTCACGCCCCCTCCCCCGCCCGGGCCGAGCACGCCCGTATCTGGTCGTCTCGATTCGTAGAGCATCGAACAGCTCTTTCCAGCGCGGTGCGGATTCGCTCGCGCAAGTGGCAGACGCAGCCACGCTGTTGATCCTTCCATCCGACATACCTAAGTGTCGGTAGAACTCTTCTGCTGGCTTTAGCTCTCCGCACCGAAAGCATGTTTTGGCTGAGATCAAAAGGGTATATCCGAATCGTCAAACGGACTCGACCCCGGAAGGTCCGCGGGCGCCTGCTCCTGCCGGTCTCCCTTTCCGCCGCCGAGGAACTGTACCGAGTCCGCCACCAGCTCGACCGACATCTTCTTCGTGCCGTCCTTTCCCTCCCATTTGCGCGTGCGCAGCTTCCCCTGCACGAGCACAGGGCGGCCCTTACTCAAGTGTTTCTGCGATGACTCTGCCGTCTTGCCGAAGCAGACGACGCGAAACCACTCTGGTGGATCGTCCTTCCTGTACCCATTGACAGCAACGCTGAACTCGGTCACTGCAGTGCCGCCCGTGGTTTGCCGCGACTCTGGATCACGACCTAGGTTTCCCTGAATGATGCAGATCTGGTAACTCATCAGAATGGCACTCCGCTACTAAGGGATGTCACGTCCGCGGAGTCGTCGTCTGAGCCGATGTCATCGGGCGCGAGTTGCTCCGGCTCCGGCTCCGGGGCTCGGCGCTTGGTGCCTTTGGGCACTGTCGGCCGGATGCGCAGACAATCAACCTGTTCCCCGAAGGCGGCGGTCTTTGTGGGGAACAGCGTTATCTTCTTGCCGATCCAGTCGTCGGTCTCGTTCCCATGCAGCTTCGCGATCGAGCGGGCGTTCGTGACGTTGAGAACAAGTTTTTTCATCATCTGCTTGCTGTCGCGCCGATGCCGCTCCTCCATCTCCGCGAAGTAGATGATCCACTTCGCCTCGTCCCCCTTGTCGGTGCGTAGGTCTTCCTGCACCAGCCGGGAAATCGTTAACGTGACATCGCGCCCTCTCAGGTCCGCGGCGCACAGGTACTGCTTCGGGAATAGAAGTCTCGCGTCCATCACAGACCTCCTAGCGGGGCGCCTCCAATTGTGAGCGCCAGCGGTTCGTCGTCAATTTGGTACCCCCACTCGGGCAGCACCATTTCCAATTCGTCAGGGGCTATGCCGGGCCAGTCGCCAGATGCCTCGCACTCAGCGACCCGGGCAAGGAGCTTGCGGTACTCGTCGCGCCCGGCCTGCACTACGTGATCCGGCAGGCGATACGTCACAACATCGTGCGGCGGCGATGACTGCACGGCGACCAGGATCGGAGTGTCATGCACCTCGATCCCGTTGGCGCGAAGCCCATCTAGATACCAGGCTAGCTGCGCGTGATAGCCGTACCGTGCGACGGCGTTCGCGAACATCCGAGGCTCGATGGTCGCTGTCGTCTTGACATCTACAAGGTGAGTCCCGCAGTGATCAACACGCCCCTTGCAGGCAAGACCAGTCTCACCGTCGGTCCATGTGATTGTTGCCTCACGAAAACCGACAGCCAAGTACTGGGACGCGACTGGGTGATCCAGGACCGCAGCAGCAGAGCCGAGGGCGATCTTCCACTCCGTCTCGTTCAAGATGCACTTGCCGGCGTGCTCTTCCTGAAACGACTCCCATGTCTTGCCACGGCGCTGCCCGCCGGTGTAGCACACGTAGAACTCCAGGAACGTTTCCTGCTCTAGAAGAAACGCATGAGCAGCACGACCCACGCGATAGTGCGCAGCGTCAGGGCGGACCTTGTCGAGCTCGTACCGATACTGCCTCGGCGACACCCGCATCGCCTTGAGGAAGCTCCAGCGGACCGCGTTGATGCGCTCGTATTCGGCGTATATCATCTCGGCACCGTTCCGCGACCGTCGCACCTTCGGCAGGGATCTGAGGCTGTCGCCGGATCGATCCGATCGCCGTGGCA